TCACGGTCGCGGCGTCGTCCAGCCGGACGTGAATGGGGAATACACCATCAGGGGGAAGATTAAGGAGAAATGAGATGAGCGCAGGTACGATTATTCTAGTCATCCTGGTCATCCTCCTGCTGGGCGGCTTCAGCGGCCTTCGCGGTGGGAACTTCTACGGCACGGGATACTACGGCGGAGGCGGGCTGGGCTTGCTCGTCATTATCCTGCTTGTGCTGCTTCTAGCCGGGCGAATCTAGCCTCGTTATGGGTTCCAGGGGCTATCACGAGTGAGTAAGAGAGCTCTGACGCCCGAAGAGATACTGGAGGACTTCGCCCTGTGGAAGGTTCGACTCGCCAGAAGAAGAGCGAGACGACTGCGGCCGAGGGCGGCGAGATTTATTAGGAAGTCGCTAATTCGTCAATGATTTCAAGGGGATAGATACCCGTTTTGCCGCCCTAGCACGCGTCCGTGGTGCGTTTTCCAATTCTTGAATGTTCCGTACCTTTTCCACCAAATTCCTTACCCACGTCGATTTGTGAAGGCCGTTTTTCGCCCCTTTGCGCCCTTACTCGCGCCGCCCGCATCATCAGCGAAACGTCATTGACCCACGCGGTCGAGACCCCGAGCTCACGGGCGATCACCCTCGGCCTATTCGCGTGAAAGAGCGCGAGGCGGCGCTCTATCTCTAGCCTGCGGGGGCCTTTTCTTGTCATTCGTGGTCTCGGAGATTTCGAAGAAACACATTACTGTTCTGAAACATCTCTATCACCTCCCGCGTGATATGTTGCAAGAGTTGTCCATTGCCGCCCCTAGCGACCTTATTCGCTATCGCGAGCGTTCTAGCCTCGTCCGTCTCCAGCCAGATTTTCTGCGCCAGGAGCTGGTCTCCCATGGCTACGCTATCACGCGGAACGACGCAGAACTTGTTCCCATTGGGCTCCATCGAGGAGCCTCCAAGTTCGAGGATATTGTAGCTCCTCTCTCCGACCAGACGATAAAACTTCCCCGTGTCGCTACCTCGCACAGTGAAGTGCCGGTGGCTTTTATAGTCTCGCAGCTGAGTTGGGTCTAGCCAGGACTTGAGCAGCTCGATACTCTTAGCCTCCGCCCTGGCTCGATCGGCATACGAGCTGTTTGCGCCCTCGTGATAGACGAGCCACTCTGGCCTAAAGTGCATATGGTCGTAGAGAACATCAAGATGCCTTGGCCTCTCTTGTGCGCGAATGATCTCATGGTGCGTTATATGAAAGTTATAGGAGAACTGGAGCCCCGGCTCGGCTCTCGCTCGTCGTTTGACTTCCTCGATCTGCGCTGCGTAGTGCTCCAGGGCGAAGATAATTATCTCCGGTGTAATATGATTGAACCGATTCTCGCGAAGCTGCTGGCCCATAATCGCGTCGAAACGCGTGAGCATGCTGTCGGTGGCTATATCATAATCGTAAAGCCACCGACAGCACAGGCCATCATGTTCGAGCTGAATCACACTATGCGCACAGTGCTAGCCTCCGACGCGCTGGGGCGTGAAGGTAGTCTCGTCGGAGAGCTCGTCGAAGCTCTTCACCTTTTGGTAGTCGCTCGCCCCGGCCTTTCGCGTTCCGGCGATCTTGCCCTCGGCGAGTAGTTCGTCGAACTTGCTCTGTGCCTCGGCCTTCTGCTCGGGCGAGAATTCGAGCGTGCTGTGGCCTGTATAATCCATCACGAAGAACTTCATCGTCGTCTCTCCTCATTTGCACATGGCAGGATTGCCAATGTGTAGCACAATTCGTGTAAAATGTCAATCATTCATCCGTCCGGAACCCGCGCGCTCGGGGATGATACAGCATGGGATTATTATGATCCACCGCGAGCCAATCGCTCATGACCATCGTCTCCAGGACCTTCTCGGCCTTATCGGCGGGGCATCTCAGGGCGAGGAAGCGCATCACGTCGCTCTTATGCACAGGCACGCGGTCGGCGATAACGCGGGACGACTCTACCCACATCGCCATGACGAAGCGGTGGCACTCGTTCATGAGCGTGGCGTCGCTCTTGAGGTGCATATCCCGGAAGATGTCGGGCATAGCGTTCTCCGCGCTGAGCATCCAGCTTTTCGCCCGCTGCACGTCCGCGAGCGTGATGACGAGCTCCTGCGCCCTCGACATCGCCGCGATCATCGCGAGTTTCATCACGTATATCTCCCTCCGGCCGTTATAGTAGATCAATCTGGGGTGCTCAGGCACTGGATTGAGCCCTGCGCTGAGCCACAATTCCACCGCCAGCCTCGCCTCCGGCGTGACGACGAACTCCCCGATCTGCTTGGCCATCTCGGCCAGGGAGGCTACGAGCGAGTCGTGGAGCTCCTTGGGGTCCTCCCCCCGGTCGAACGGAGAGGTCGCCCTGGGCTCCGCCCCGGCGGCGTAGATCATCATGAGACGCGAGGTCGTCCCCATGTGCCAAGCCTCCTCGGGGAGCAGGCTCGCAAGATAGCCAGGCTGGGTCCCGGCCAGAATGTTGATCGTCGGGTACGGTATGTGTATCTCTTTCCCCCCGTGATGACCGCGCCGACCTGACCTGTGCTCGTCCTCGTTATCGAAGAGCTTGTTGAGCAAGCTGAAGAACTCCAGATCATGGGCGTTGACCAGCGTTCCGAACTCCGGGGCCATGATGCAGAGCGGATGGTACTCCATTGTCGTCCCCTTGTAGAGTATCCTCCTGACGCTGCCGCTGAGCTCGTCCAGCGTGAACGCCTTCGTCATATCATCTGGCGCCATGAAAGCAGCTTTCGACTCTTTCAAGAGCCTCTTGGCCGGTTTTATACTCTGACTTTTCCCCGCCGCTGGCGGAGCACAGAGAAGAACGAACATATTGGGAAAGAGCAACTGCTTATTGTACCACACCCACGCGCGGCGCTCCATTGCAGCGGCTACCGTGGCGATGCCCGACCAGAGGCGAAAGATCGGCGCCGTGGGCAGTCCCTCCGTTATAGCGAGATAGCCCTTTAGCCAGTCCTCCTTCTCGGCCAAAGGGGCTTCTTGTGGAACTAGGGGAATGACCTGATGCACTCTGCACGTCCGACTCGTTACGCATTACCAGCAGTATGGATGAAGATGCCCTGCGCCGCCTGCGCGCGCTTTTGGGCCTCGGAGATCTCATGCAGCATGAGGTTCAATTCGGCCATGCGCAGTTGGTGGGAGATCAGGGGCGTCGGGCCGGCCAGTATCCCCACCCCGCCGGTGTCCGCACGGATCGGGATGATGATTAGCCCCTCCAGCTCCCCTGCCTCGAAGGCCGCCTGCGTGGTGGCGAGCATGTGCGCAATGGCCATTCTGGCCTCGTCGGTCAGTTCGATTGGCATCACCTTCCTCCTTTATGATACTTTGCAAGAAGCCAAGTCTGCAAATCAATATAGCAGTATTGGCACAGATCGAACATATTATCCGGCTTAGAAATGTGGTGCATATCGTCCAAAATTATCTCGGCCATGGCATGGCGCCTTTCATCTATCGCATTTCCACAGCGGTCACAAGTGAAATGTTCAGCGCATCTGGACATGCTAAAGAATCCTCTCCCGGCCGCCGAGCGACCGCTTTCGAGTGTCAGGACGTTTGGGTGACCATTTCATCAGCCCGTCAGGGTTGGCGGCACTATGGGCTCCCCAGTTGAATCCCGTCTTCGCCTCGGCCGGAACGGTCATCACTCGGCCGCTCGGGGCGACGAGCGGGACCTCGCAGAGCTTCAGGGCCTTGGGGATCACTGCTAGCTCGGTGCCCTCTTTGTACTGGAAGCACACGCTGTCGTACACCTCCGCCAAGAGCTCCACCTCTGGCATGAACTTCCAGATTCTCCACATCCCCAGTGACATCCTATTGGCCGTCATGCTCTGGGGGACGAACGCTATGGCCTCCCGCAGCGTCGCGTCATCATCGCTCCGGCCGAAGAACTGGCGGGAGAAGCCATAGGGCGTGGTCAGCACGCCCTTGGTCTGAAGCTCCTGCGCCGTCCACTGCCACCAGGGGGCGAAGGCTGGAAATGCGCGCTCGATGTACTTCTCCCGGAAGCTCTCCATAATTGGGAGCGGCACTTTGAGCGAGCGCGCGGCGGTCCACGCGGTGCCCATGTAGTTGCTCAGATGACCACCACGCTTGCTCATATCCCGATAACTGAAGTGCCGATAGAAGTTCTGGTTGGCGATCTCCCGGTCGCGTGAGGCGTCTCCGCTCCAGCCCAGCTCCGGCCAGACCATCTTCGCCGTAGCGGTGTGCAAGTCCCCCTTCTCGCAGGCGTCGAGGTACGTCCAGTCGCCCAAGATGGCGCCCTGGAGAAATCCCACGTCGCGGCTCTCGGTCTGTTCGAGGTCGATATTGCAGAGCTTATATCCTGGGTCCGCTATGAACATCTTGCGGATGGAGATCTCACCTTCCTCAAGGTCCTCGTCGCGCTTGAGGTTCTGGATATTATTGCCGCTCCCAGTGCTAGACTTCGACGAGCTGGGCCTCCCCGTCTCCGTCCCGGCGATGTTGTAGCTGAACATGAAGCGGCCATTTTCAAGCGGGGACTCAATCTTCTTGAGAAGCCCCGCTGTCTCCCGGCAGGCCAGGATGAGCGCCACGAAGGGCCGGGCGTGGAAATAGACCTCTAGCTTCTCCAGGGCCTCGATGTTCGTGGAGAGCTTTCTCTGTCCCTTGTCGCGTATCCACACCTCCGGGAGCCTCATGCGCTGGTAGAAGAACTCCTTGAGCTGCTTGGGCGAGCCAGGATTGAGCGAGTCATCCCAGACCGCGCGGCCCAGCGTGTCTAACTGGCCACGCAGGGTAGCTAGCTGGCCAGAGAGTTGGGCGATAGCGCGCTCACGTTCGAATTCGTCGATCTTGAAGCCCCTGAGCATCATGTCCAGCGCGGGGGCTTGGAGCGCGCGCTCGAAGGAGTACAAGAGTGGCCAGGAGAGCTCCACGTCCGCTGTGCCGCCGAGAAGCGCGCTGAGCGCCTCGAAGACCTCGAACGTGACGCACGTGTCGAGGCCGCAATAGACCTGATGCACGAGGCCCTCTGGCATGGTCGCGAGCTTCTCGCGGGTCAGTTCCTCGGTCTTAACGAGCATTAAAGTCTCTTTCAAATTGCCGTGTCATCTCTTCTTTCCTCCGCTGTGCCTCCCGCACGTCCTCACGCTCGCAATCAGGTCGTGTACAGCGCAGCATGGCGTAGTGACCAATGCCGCATACAGCGCAGTAGTATGGCGCGCCATCATAAGGCGTTCGGAGTGTCACGCTTTCTTCCCTCCCAGTCCCGCGAGGCCCTTCGCAGGGCGTTTCTCGTTCGCCACCTCGCCCTTCTTTGGCGGTCCAACGATGGTATCGAGTTTCGAATCGCCGCTCTTGACGTAACCGGCCTCTGTGCCCGCTCCCTCGCCCTCCACGCTCGGCAGCGAAAGCCCTGTGGGGCTCTCCAGCTTCGCCAGCGCCCGCTGGGCCTTATCCTTCTCCCTCGGATCACGCAACTTCTCCGCAAAGAACGCCGTGGCCGCCTTGATGGCCGCGTACTCGTCCAGCGTGAAGGCAAAGTGGAAGAGCGCGCTGGCGGGGAGGGGGGTGATGCTAGGACGAGGCTTTTCCATCTTTGGCCTCCTTCTCGCGTATGCTACGCTCGACTATCCGCATAGTCACGGCAATGTACGCAGTCAGGTCTGCTACTGATTCGGCCGATAGCGTTGCATCGGGCAAATTGATCTCGATTGCGCCCTCTGGCACAGCGAAGAGGTAATGTCTCATTGTTGCCCGCCTTTCAGCCGCTCGACCGTGGCCATGATGCTGTATGCGAGCGTGATGAGCGCGCTCCGCGTGTCGAGCGAACACTTCGAGAATATTTGCCCGTTATACGTCGCGATTTGCCTCGCAACGGCCTGGGCCAACTCACTATCCTCCCGCATGCTGAGTCAACGGCAGCTAGGACGACAACACCGACGAATTCTTGGACCGACCTTATAGGAAGTGCCCCTTCGTCCCTCTCGTCTCATCCTATAAACATCAGCATCGGTGATTACCGGCATCCCACGAGAGTTAAATTTGCGTGGCTTAGACTGTTCTTTTTTCATCTCTCACCTCGTTGCGATTGTCATCATAGCGCCTGTCTCGTGCGAGTTCGGCATCAATCGTCTCCGCCAAGTCTCCCGCGAAGTCATATTGGGCCTGCGCGAGCTCGCCGCGCACCCTGCCCGACTCGCGCACCGCGTGGTCGCTCTGCATGACCAGCGAGGCCAGGAACGTCGCGCATTGGCGCAGGAGCTTTGCTCGCCGCTCCGCGTTCGTGTAGCCCCGCTCTGCCCGCTGCGCACGAGGCTTCGTCATTTCTCTTCCCGCGCTAGGATGTCCAGAATCGCCCCGATCGGACTGGCCGCGCTGCCATCGGGGTTCCGCCCGGTGGAGTTCGCGAGCTCGTTTGCCGGAATCCCGTACTGGAGCGCGATCGAAATGACCACCGCTGCGTCGCGAATGGTCACGTCCACATCGCTGTCCACCTTTGGCCCATTCACGAAGACCTCGGTCACTTGCGAGCGGCGTGACTCACGTCGAACGCTCGCCGTGAACCGCGTGCTGCCCACGATGAACTCGAAGTTCTCCCCTCCTCGGCGCTGGGGAAGCTCGCGACGGAGCAAGAGCGGCTTTCCGCACCAACAGAACCTGGCTGCATCGGTCATAGTTTCAGGTCCAGATTGGCAATGAGTAATACCTCAATGCGCTCGTAGATGTCCACATAGCGCAGACGATACACCTTGCCGCGAATGGGAAGGCTGAGATTATCTCGTCATTCATCTCGCTTCAATTCCTCCCCGTGCTTGCGCATGAGCTTCCATGATGACTCGCCTGTGTAGATCGAGCCCAAGAAGCCCAAGCCCTTCTGCAATTCTGGATATAAAACATGGTGAATGAGCATGGTATCGTGTAAAGCATTACGAACGTACAATCCCATACGCGTGAGATAGCTCATATCGAAGATGCCGTTCTGGAAAATCTTGGGAATGGGGCTATCGAGCAACGTGCGCACCGCGTACCACGCGCGAAGTTCCTCGTCTTGGGTGGGCCAATAGCTCGCCCCGGAGAGGTCGCGTATGAAGGGCACGACAAGGCTTTCGCTCGACGAGCGGGCGAAGCCGATGCACCTGATTTGGCCGTTCATCGTTTCAATGTCCGGGCTCAGTAGCCTGTATCGTCCAGCCACGAGTGTTTCGGCAGTCCATCTCTCCACCTCGTCGAGGGTCGGTTCGGCGAGGACTGTTCGCGCCGGGCGTCTGATCTCTGGGAACTCTCGCTCTCTGCGAGCCTTAAGCAAATCTGCCAGAACGATTGGTCGCCAGCTCCACTGGCGGAGGACGGCTGCAGGGTGATAGCAAGGCAGAACTTTGAAGAAATTGAGATCGGACGGTCCCAAGACAAAGTTGCCAAGCGTAACTGCTCCTCGCACACTCCCGATTGCCGATGTTCGTGCAACAGCCCACGTAGCTGTGCCTCCGAACGTGATGATAAGGTTCGGATCGCATCGTATAACTTCTGCTTCAAGTCGTTGCAGATGTGGCAAGAACTCCATTCGGACATAACGAGGGTTCTCCGTGCGGACGTGGGGGAGCGCGTAGTCGGCGGGCAATTCCCCCTTGGAGGCGCACAGCGCGCCCAGATTATTCCCAGGCGGCCGTAGGGCGAAGACATTGGTCAGCAGGACGGAGTGCTCTCTGAGCCACTCGTCCCGCCTCGCCAGCCACACCCCGTCCTCCCGCACATTGGCCACCTCGATGGCCTCGGGGGAGCTCCACGCTTCGCCGAGCATTCTGAAGAGCTCCCGGCCGCTCTGACCAGCGAAGGGCACGAGGTGGCGCTCCTCGCTTTCCCCCCACGCTTCGCCGCAGATGACCACCCTAGCATCGTGCGGCCCGCTCGTGTGGGCGAAGGGCTCGCTCACCTGCTTGCTGCTCCGAGCAACAGCAAAGAAGTTATTAACCCCACCACGACCAGCACATCGAACCAGCAGTGCAGCGGCGGCGTTTTCGAGAAACTCTCTGGCCAGAACCTCATAGCATCACATCCAGCTCTCGCTCCTGCGAGGTCTTATTGAACTTCGCTCGAATAGCGGAGATCATATTGATCCTGAACTCCATAGCGATGAGATCGAGACAGATCACTCCGTCGGCGAGTTCCTCGGCCAGCATCTCTGGCGTCGCGCGGGAGCCCCGAAGGCCCAAACGCTCTCGCTCGATCTTCTTAAGAATGTTCTGCGCCTCGCCAATCTCGCCACCAAGCTCGTTGCCACGAAACGAGAGCGAGAGTAGCTTCTTCGGATTCCACACAGCATCACGGGCGATATTCGCCTCGCGCAGTTCGTATAGAAATTCCATTGTCATGCCCTCTGTTTGTACTCGATAAATTCGTCCGACCCCTTGACCTGCGCACAAGGCACCCCGGCGTCCCGCCACATCTTGCACGTCTGTGGCTGGTCATCGAAGGCCATGAGGGGCGCGAAGCCTCGTGCGCAGAGCTCAGCGAGGGCTTCGAGCTTCATGACGCTATTGTTCCTCACGTCCCCCTTCTTCCGCATGAAGATCAGATAGGCGTCGATTTTGTGCTCGGCGAGCCATAGCGTCGTCTCGGCCCGGACGCTATCGCTGCGCCCAGTCACGACGATGATGGTGTAGCCGGCCTCGCTGAGCGCGCGAGCAATGTGCGCGACATGGGCGATCACCGGGTCCTCTCCGCAGAGGGAGAAATATCGATCCCAGTCCCCCGCCTTCATATGCTCCGCGCGGTGCGAGTCGTCCGCCAGCGTTCCGTCCATGTCGAAGATAAAGCAGGGTTTCGTCATCGTGTGAGCTCTCTCAAGTTGCGGAAATCTCTTAGGGCCTTGTTCGCGCTAGCGACGTACTCCTCGCTGCGCTCGATGCCCATCACGCTGGCCGCCCCGAGCGATTCGGCCGCTCGGAGAGCGCTTCCAGCTCCACAGGTGGGGTCCAAGACACGGGATGTACTGTCGATGTACATCCCGAAGAAGTGACGCAATACCGGCTCCGGTTTCGTCGAGGGATGAAGCGAGCGCGCAGTCGGCGCAGCATAGCCACTAGCGAGCGGACGGACAAGTGGGCGGTCTCCTCTAGTTGCTGTCAGGGCAAACTCACAAATCCACCTGGGCGCTCGCACCGGATCGGGCGTAATGCCGGTGTTGCAGCTCTTTAGCCAGACCAGCGGCCGGGGCTGGAAGATGAGGCTCGGAGCGAGCTCGCGGAAGCGCTCAATCGTGGCGTGTATATTCTCGATCTCGCTACTGAGCCAGAACATCATATGAGCGGTCGGAGTCAGTAGCCGGTCAAGATTCGCGCAGAGGGCCTCGATCAGTTTCCAATAGACGCTTGGATCATCGTCGTACTTGAACTCCTCCTCCGCGTGCTTTCCGCCCCACTCGCCGGCGAAGACCCGCTTGCCGTATGGGAAGTCGCAATGAAGGAAATTGAAACGAGACCCGGCATATGTGCTGCTCCATGAAATGAAGTCCGCACAGAGCACATCGGGCAGCGCTGGCTTGAGCTCCACTCCCGTCGATTGGCGAATTACAAGAGGGGAGGTCGTAGTGGCAGGTGGAGACCTGGGACCCGTTTCCTCCCCTCCGCTGACGGCTGGCTCTCCAACCGTTGCCGCCAACTCATGCTCGTTCGCCGCTAGAGCGCTCTCGGCCAGATCGAGCCCTGCGAGGAGCTCGCTGCTGCTGTGCGAGATGTCCTCCATAACCGCGTCGGCCAGCCGCTCATCTAGCCTCGCGCAAATGTTGAACGCCGCCCGGACGTTCGTGGCCTGGGCGAGCTTGGGATTGTCGAGCTCGCGCGCTACACGGGTGTAGATGCGCGTCTGGACGCCCAACTCCGCCGAGGTCTTGTCTGTCGTCCAGCCCGGACGGGACTTGGCCCATAGAGCGTGCAATTCCGCCACCGCGCGCACGTGGTCTCTCCAGGGGAGCTCGCATCGTCGCACGTTTTCTTCTAGCTCGATCAGGCGAAGCTCATCGTTCGATAGCCCCTCCGCCACGTACCGCACGGGTACGTCCACCGCACCCAGCTTCGTCGCCGCCGCGAGCCGCCGTCCGCCCGCGACGAGCACATTGGCGCTCGTCACGAGCAAGGGGGCTAGAATGCCCCGCTCCGCGATGCTCTTGACGAACGATTCGTCGAGATCGAGCTCTGTGCGCTGCCTATCTGGCCCGACCACCACGCTCTGTGTGGCCAGCCGCGCGTACTTGTCCGTTGCTGTCATTTCGTTCGTCTTCCCTGTTAATCGGCGGTTAGTCGGTTTTTTCAGCCCGGTTGCGGTCAAAATCCTCTTTCGTAAATTCCCCAAATTCAATGCCGTGCTGGTAGCAAAGGCTCGGGCTCATGCCAATGCAGACGCAATTAGGGCATCCCGTAATCTCGCAGCGCGCCCAAAAGAATGCAGGCTCGCCCTCGCATTGGAACTCCTGAAATCCTCGCCGCGCCATGTTAAATTCCCTGAGTTATCGCGCGAGTGGTGAAAGGTAGACCAGCATCCCACCCACACCCACGCCAACCACGAAACAGATGATTTGCATTGTCATGGCGGCATCCAGCCAATGCCTATCTAACAAACATAAACATCAGCGCAATCACTAGAAGCGCGCCACATCCAACGAACAAGCCCATTGCCATTGCCGGGTCCATCATATTCAACCTCCCTGCCGTCCTAACTGTGCCTAAGTGTAAAGGTCCGCGTCCACGTCGATGCCGGCCTTGCGAGCGCACCCGTAATCCTCGCAAAACTCGTCTTGCTCATGGAGGCAGATCGTCCCGGTCATAGGGCAGATCATTGGCGGCTCGCCATCCTCGTCCATGTTAACGTCCTGTTAGTAGCCGCGTGCCGGGTTATCGCAGTATCCGTCGCGGTCGTAGTGCTCGTGGAATCTCCACCAGCCAGAGCGCCCCCCGTCTTTGACGATGCACCATCTGCCTTCAAAGACTTCGATCAAATCGCCACGAGCGTTATAGACTTTGTCGCCGTCGATGTGGGCTCCGTCTGGTAGCTTAGGGTTGTCCATTTGAGTTGTCCGCTTGTGGGGGTTTATTGCCCAAACGTAATCGCGATGCCGATGCACGGCAGCGGCAAGATGTAGAGTTTTCGCTTGGCTCGATCCCAAAAGACGCCGATCCAGAGATCATACCAAGCGATCACTAGGCTAATTTTCATCGGTACGCCCCGGACAGTCTTTCCGCTCGCACGACCACTTTAGCGTTTCGTGGTCGTAGAACATCTTACAGTGCATCCGATCAGCACACCCCCGGTCAGGTGGGAAGAACAGATTGCTTTCCGGCGCGGCTTCGCTCATCGGATTCTCCAAAGTAATGTGATGTTATTCTTGCGGTGTCGGCCGGTAGTCCAAGATGGAGCACGCCAGACGCACAACCTCGCGCATTTCCATGAACAGATACGGCTTGCCCTCGATGTACGATACCGAAACCTTGTCGCCGGGCAAGATCATGGCGGGGCGACCAATGCCCTTGAATTGCTCCGCGCAAATGCGATCAATGGCGCTGTGGATTTCATCAACCGTCGTTGTCATGATTTTCTCCCGACAGCCTACTGATATGTGCCTGTTTCACTGATCAACGCCGTGGCGCTCGCCTTTCCCCAGGAGGCATAGTGCTCTCCTGGGGCCGCTCGTTGCCAGTACGCTCTACTGCACTCTGGCGCGGAGCTTTCGGACGTTCGCGATAGTCCCGCGCTCTCCGGTCTTGTGCACCACCTCGTACATCACGCTCGTCCCAATGGTCTCGGGGAGGCACTGGTCGAGTGTCTTGCCCTCGACCGGGATGCCCAGCGACCGCAGGAACTCCTGCATGTAATAGACCTGCGCGCCGCTGTCGCAACCCTGCTCGGCGATCACGATCTTGTCCTTCAGCACGACGCCGACCTTCTCCGCCTCGTCGATGTCCTCGCCGAATTCGGTCGGTTTGATCGTGAAGTGGACTTGTGCCTCGGGCTGCCCGGTCTCCTTGTTCTTCCACCGAGACTCTGCCCAGGCCCACTTCAATATCGTCCCGTACATCGTCCCTGCCGGCATGACTGGGGGTGGCGGCACTGCGCCCATCTGGGTCTTTCCAAGCTTACTGAAGTCAATCATCTCTCTTCTCTCCATGTGTTCGCACGGGGGAATGGGCACCGTGCTGCCCTCTTTCAGCGCTCGTTCGCGCTGAATTACTTCGCTCCGTCTGGCAGCGCCGGAAGGCCGTGGAGCAAGAGCGCGCTGGCGATCTCATTATGATCCAGCCTGTTGCTGGCCGAGTTGAGCTTGATTGCCATACTCTGTGCCCACTGTGTGTACGCCTGTGCGTACACATGATTCTCGACCGTCTTGATCCAGTCGCAGAGAACTTTGAGCTTCTCCTGTCGATCCTTCACATCCTCTCGCGTGAGCTTGTCCTCATCCTTGGAAAGCCACCCGCGAAGCTGCAGCGACACCGCCCACGAGGCGACCATGGCGGCATAGGAGTCGTCGGAGCTTATTGTGCAGCAAGTGTTGGTTACTATAATGCTGGAAAGAGCACAGACCTGATTTAGTCCACATTGGTAGTATTGCGCCTGTGCTGGCGAGGCCAGGAAGAGGGCCGCGCTCGCGAGTAATGCTAACTGAAGTTTCCTCATTTCATTCTCCTCTAACGGCCGCGAAATAGCTGGCCAAGCCGGTTTCAATAGGGTACTCGGGGAGTACACGGAAGGGCGCGGTATTCTTCACTCCGAGCGTCCCGGCCGGAACGGTCTTCAGCACGCGCTTGACATTCGTCCCCACGCCGGTCTTGGTGATATGCAAGAGCGAGCCAAAGTACGTCGCGATGTCCTTGGCAATCGCTTTGCCCGGAGCCTTTGGGAAGTCCCGATTGACGCCATCGGTGTCCTCAACGCTCTGGATGTGGCAATTCAAGATGACATTGCACTTCACCTCTGGGTCCGAGACGATTTCCAGAAACGACTTGACGAGCCCCTGGGCCTCGCCATAGTCGCTCTGATACGGATGGGCGTTCAGTCGCCCATTCATCGCCTGAATGAACCTCATGGCGCTTTCCCCGAGGCGCGTGAAGCTATCGACCACGAGCACCTCCTGCGTCGTCCAGGTGGTGATGCTCCCGAAGTCCCGCTCGCCGTCCTTCCACTTCTCCAAGAGCCCGCAAGCCTTGCTCCAGACCTCGGCCTTTTGCATTCCGAGCTTGCCGCCGGTGGCGATGCGCTTTTCGCTCAGCCCGATGACGCTCTGGAGCCTCTCGGCCACCTTGGCGTTCGCCTTGACATAGGGCGACTCAGGGTCGGTCAGCAGGCTCGCGAGCACCCTGGAGTTGTTGTCCAAATCGATGATGCGGAGATTGTAGCCTGCTGCGGCCAGACTGGCTAGCGCCCCGGTCTTGCCGCTACCGGACTCTGCGCAGACGAGGAGCTTGACGGGTGAAATCATGGAGCCCCCAAGCCGAGTGTGACTGCAACTATCCCCATTCCAATGGGGAATAGCGCGAGGCACCACCAAACACTATATTTATATTTCGCGAGTTGCCATCCGCAGATGGCGCCGACGAGAGTACAGATAATCCATCCTGTAATCATCACGATCTCCCCTAGATATCCCCACGAGCCACGAGCGGATTCCACAGCCTCTTAACGAAGTCCGCCGCTAGCCACTTCTCGCGTACCTGAGGCGAGTGGCTGCATATCGAGCGATACTGACAGTTATAGCACGCCTTCTCATTCATCGGCCAGAACTGTGCCCGCGCGTATTGCTCGAATTGCGCCAGCAAGACCTTCACCCCTCTGTGCCATTCATCGAGTTGGGCGCTGGTGCGATGGACAAGGCCACGGGCAAAGCGAGAAAACCCCACGCCAACCTGCGCGGCGTCGAGGATGATGCCCTTCAAGGGCTCCGAGAAAATGATCTTGCCCGCGAACGAATACGTGCTCATCTGATTATCCGGCGTAAAATTGGCGAAATAATAACTGTCCAGCGAGTTCTTCGTGCTCTTAAGATCACTGCCCCAGTTGGCCTCTTGAAACCCCACTGCACGGTCCAAGTGGCCGCAGAGCGTATAGTCCTCCCCCGTCGTCTGGGTTTTCAGGCCAAGAGGAACTTGAAAGGAGAGCTCCACCGCTGGCTTGCCGTTGGCCAGGATTATCGTCTCCAGTGGATCATTCTCCCAATGATCGAGATACCAGACCATTGTGCGAGCGAGCGTGAAGCGATTTTTATAAGTGTCCTCTGAAAAGACCGCCTTGGGCCGATCGAGCTCGAAGTCCCAGGAATAGTGCAGCACGTATTTGAGCGCGCAGCACACAGCATAGTTGTGGTCCGATCCCTCGGCACGGAGATGGTAATACCGCTCTCTCCCACCATGAAGGGCTAAGCCGAACTCCAGATGAATATTCTTCTTCTTACTGGTCCAGCCGCGAATGATTGAGAGTTCATAGAACTTCGCGCAGGTCTTCATTGCTCCGAGCGATGTACTATCGACCGCAAGCTGCATATCGGGCAGCAAGGGAGAGAATGCTGTGTTCTCAGGCCAGCTCACTTGGGGGCCTCATCGGGCTCCGAAGCCCAGAGGTCGTCCGCGCCAAGCGGTATCGCACTGGGCTTGCCCTTGGCCGCTCTGGGCGCCTTCTTGGCGCTCGCCCCTCCCTCGCCCGACTGCCACTTCACTCGCATTCGCCGGAATTCGGCCACCATGGCGCTGAGCGCCACTCCGTCGAACGGGGGACGCCTGGAGAAGAATTCGTCGAGCGAGACCTCACTGGCCTCGGCCAAGGGCGACGTTTGTGTTTCGCTCATTCCAGTTCCTCCGCTTGCGCCCCTTCGGGCTCGCTCGCCACGCTCGCCGAGCGCTGCTCCACCCTCGCCCTGATGCCCCTGACGTGCGCGCGAACGAGCGCCCGGATGACCTGGCCTCGCTTCACGGTATCTCCGTAGAGCGAGCCCAGCGTCTGCCAGTCGTTCTCGTATAAGAGGATGTGCACTCGCCGCGTCTTTTCAGGAACTTTGGGCATTTTGCCTCATCTTATCTATAGTTTGCAACTCCTGCTCTGCCCGTATTATAGCCGCCTTGATTGCAACTATCTGCGATAGCAAGATATACTCGCGGTTAACGAGATACTGTCTTAGCGGTATTTGAAGCGGGCAGAGTGGTATTACCTTTCGCATTCCTCGTTTCATATTGCATCACTCAACAGATGTCGCCTGAGGGCATCCTTCCGGACGAGCCAGACTTGGCCGCTCCTATCAGGTCCCAACACCGCTAGATCGACGAGGCTAGCATCGCTCGCCACTAGCACGGTGCGAGCGGCGCGCAAGCGTTTGGCGTCCCCACGGACGACTAGGCCGAACGTGGCGCGAGCGGCTGAATAGATCATGTCCTGCTCAGCGGCGCCCAAGGCGTTCGCTCCTTCGCTTGAACTGGAAACCCTGTCGCCCGATGTCGTACTGCGGCCGGCGGCCGAGGACATGGAGCTCGCAGGCGAGCGCTGCATAGATGCTAGCCGCGCGCTGGGCGTCGAAGTGCGGGGCGAGCCAGACTTGCGCTAGCTCCGCACGAAGGGCATCCATCCTCGTCCGAGACCCTGGTGCCCTCATCTCACCCGCTCCAAGTCCGGCGTCAACATGCGCTCGAAGATTTCGATTGACGTTTTGCGCTCGACGAGGGGGCGGAAGCGCCAAGCGCCATATCCAGCATCTGGACCCCAGAATGTCTTTGCGCGCTCGTTACGTTTGACCTCCTCCAGCCAGAGAATACGATCACCTTCATGGTCAATGAAATCTCGTCTTACTGTATAAATCGCGCCATTGACTAGCGCCTCATCGATCTGGAATGACCCAGTTCCTAGTCTATGCGGAAAGAGCGTCTCTGCATCGACACAGACCACCTTCTGCCCGACTCTAAACATCGTCGCCTCCTGCGATGCTCGCCAAGAGCTCCTCGTGTGCCGCGCCGGCGAGGGCGCGAGCGCCGTCCACTCGCGTCTCGGCCTCTCGTCGCACGTTTGCGGAGAGCATCAATTCACGAATTTTGTCCTCTCGCTCTTGTTCGTGCAGCTCGCCCAGCTTCTGCCCCCGGCGATAGAGCGCGGCCTCAAGCACGGCCATGGCGATCCGCCTCGCCTCTACCTCCACCGCCGCGAGGCGCTCGTGGCCCTGGGAGAACCCGAGTGTGAATCGCTCTATGAAGCCCTGCGCGAGCGCCCGGACCTCGCTGCGCTCTTCGTCGCTACTCAGGCCGTCGAACGATTCGGCGTGGCGAAGAGCCAGCCCTGTGACCAGCGTCTTGTAGAGCCCCTTGGCGATGGTCCGGGTGAGAATGCGATTGAGCACCTCGGCCTCACTGGCCGTGCAAGGATGGCCGGCGCTATATGTGGTGGGCACGTCGATCGAGAAGCCCAAGATGTTGATCTTCGCCACTAGGCCGTCCCTCCGATGCCCAATGTGATAGCATGGCGTGCCCATGGGTGCAATGGGGGGCGTGGCGTGGGCCGTGTTGCGTAGGCAACCCATGGGCCTAGCCCGCCCCGTCATATCACCGCCATCAGTGCTAGCGTCACGCACACTCCACCAGCAAAACCGAGTCCTATTCCAATGAGAATGCCAACGGCGAAGCCCGCGATCTCCGGTATCTCCAAGAGCGACCACATCATTCGGACCCCCAGAGATCTGGCGCCACCTCGCGCGGAATGGGCTTCCTCGCCTCGGGGCCGAAGTATTTGAACCACTTCGCCAGCGCGGCCTCCGGATCGGCGAGGTACGCAGCGCTGAATTCTTCCAGGCTACTGATCCAGGCGGTGTGATAGCCAAACCTGGAGCCCTCGCGATGTGCGTGAATGCAGGCCAGCCAGCCCCATCGCGTGTCTCGCGTGACCTCGCACCCGGCGCACTCCTCCATTCCCTCTTCGGGCTCGCCGAGGCGGTCTAGCTTCTCGCAGCCCCGCGTGCAACGATAACGCGCGCTGCCCTCGCTCTCCATCGGCCGGATGAGCGTCACCACAGGGAGGGGGGAGCCATTGGTCTGCATCGGGCTGGCGTCTGCGCCGATACTCTGCGGCCGCACGGGATCGTCGTAGCGCATCATCTCGCCCCGTCCGGCCCGCGATACGAACCATCTCCACTCGGGTCCAGCGGAGTCGGGCAGCGAGCGTACTGTTCGTCCGGCAACGCCCCGTGCGAGAGCGGGAAGGCCCAGAGTTCGAGCGCGGCCACGACATTGGCGAAGTTCGCACAGAGCAGCTTGGCCGCATCGTCCCGCGCGCCGAGGGCTGCGCCCAGATCGTGCCTCTCCATCGCCCGCTGGTATCGGGCCTTGAGTGTGGTCATCTGCGCGTATAGTTCATCACCTTTGAGCATACGGGCTCTCCACGATCTTGAGTTTATCAATATACGAGACAGGATCAATAGCCCACACTGGCTGCTTGGCTATATCCAGATTAGTGTCCAGAAATAGCTGCAGTCCCTTCGCTGCGTCCCGCCTCGTTTGCTTCGTGCTGTATGTCACATCGATATACAGCCTATGTTTCCGTCGCATCATCGTGCTAGCCCTCCGCGACCTCGAATTGCACCCTCGGGGCGCCCTCGGCGCTCCATGTGAGAACGCCCGGCACCTCGCGCACTTCCGCCTTGTCCATCCTGGGGGCGAGCAAGAGCGCGTCCTGGCGCGGGATGTATCCCAGGTGCCACTCGGGCTTGGCCAGCACGTCGTCTCCGCTATGGCCATAGCCAGCGCACGCCTCGTCGAGCTTGGCCACGCCCGGAGCGTTGGCCCAGTCGTCCGTGGGAGCGAGAACTTGCATAGCGTTCTCATCATACGCGTTCGAGGGCTCGCGGCGGACAACGAGCGCCGCGTTCGTGGGGAGCACGCTGAGAATGCCCTGCGCTGGCGGGCTGAACTTCGCCCCCACGATGGCAAGTGTGTATTTCGTCATCGCACGTCCGCTCCCTGTTTGATAACCGTCCCTGGCAGGCAATATCTCCCGCCGCCTAGCGCTCGGACCTTCTGCGCCGCGACTGCTATGCTGAGCGCCGGGCTCGCGCTGTTCTTCGCAAACCCGTGCTCCTCGAACGCTTGGGCGAATTGGGAGAACGTAGCGAGGCCTGTGTACTGTTCCAGCACTTTGAGCACGAGCGACTCGCCCGAGATGCCCTTATCTCGCTTCCCGCCATGATAGCGTTGGCCGTTTGAGCCCTCACTCGCCTCTCGCGGCGCGCTGACCTCCTCCGTCATCGGCAGCACGCTCACCAGCGTCGCCGAGCCTCGCACAACCTCCAGCACCGTCGGGAGCTTGCGACTCTCGACGTGGAAGGTGACTGATAGAAAATTACTGATCTTCGCCATTTCTCTCCTCCGTTGTTTCAACATCCGACTCCCAAAGGTCCTCTCCGGCCAGCTTCCTTCGCCCGTCCGCCGCCCAGCTTTCGATCTTATGCCCAGCGAGGAGGGCCTCTAGCTGCCGCGAGGTGGGCTCGCTCGGCGTGGCCAGCTTCGGCCCGTCTCCCGCGTGCTTCCGGGCGAAGAGAACGTCGAGCAATATTTGCCACCCGCGCTGGTCGGCCTTATCTCGTGCGACCGCGAGCTTGGCTAGCGGAATAACGAGCGTGTGCCCGACGCTCCCGCCCCCCGAGTAGTCCGGGAGCCCGATGCAGAGCGCGTCGCCCCGGTGCCAGATGAATGCGGCGTGGCTTGGCGGGGGATAGTCGAGGGCGCTCATGTTGCTCGCTCCACGTTCGCTGCGCCCCGCTTGAGCGCCATGCTCTTCGCGTTCTTCTCATTCCTCTTGCCCTGCTTGACAAAGTGGTTGCGCTCTGCGGTTAGAGCTGGCGTCGCCGGCAGCGCATTGCGCTCGACGAGCGTGGCGATCTCCGCGAGCGAGAGCCCATAGGGCTGCCCTCGCTTGGCCACGACCTCGGAGAGTGCGAGGGCGAAATCCCGCCAGCCGTCCCTGAGCGCCTGGGCCTCCGATATGATCGCCAGCATTCTGGCCTGGGTTATGGGCATTCTTTATCCTTCCAGCGTTCGGCCACATAATCAATATATCTTCCACCTGCAACGTACTCGCCGGCGAGACACCAGCGCGATTTCCAGCCTCTACCTTTCGCCCGCGAGGTTTTGAACGCGCGAATGTCGAGTCCATAAGTGTCACGTAGTTGGAAGAGCTGCCCCGTCCTTCCCGCTTTCACAAGCAACCCTGGCTTTCCTTTGAGCCTGTCGTAAGTCTTGCGCAGTTTTGTCCCGTGCAACGGCGCATCATTCTGCGCAACAGGTCGATTACCCTTTAAGACCGCTGCGCTCATGGCGTGCATTTCGTTCGCTCCTCTCGAATTTTCTTATTCTCCGCATTGTATCTGTTCTGCCGAGCCCTCGCGCGAACGAGTGCCGTGGCTAGCTCGCGCACCGCCGCATCGTTCAGTGCGCTGAGCCCGCGACGAGCGATCAAACAGTCAAATTCATATCTCAGCGTCTGCGAACGCAGCGCAAAGCTGCCCCAGTTGGCAATGATGTTGAGATGCCTCTCCCGCCGAGTCATGTCCTTCTCTCCTCGAAACCGTCTCCACAGCCATCTTGCTGCAGGGTATGTGGCCAATAGAATGGCCATACGCCGGGATCAGCGGGCAGCCCGCACGTCCCTTCCGGTGCCGTTTCATCCTCTGGGTTGAGGCGTGTCCAGTGTTTGCAGCGGCGGCATTCGTTGCGTTTACTCATCTCGTTATTCCCCACCCCACCAGTCCTCGCCATCCCGCTTCGCGCTCGCGTCATCGCATTCTAGGTCCCGCACGAAGCGTGCCCTCGGTGCTCCAGAGAGATCATCAAGATCAATCGCGTACTCCCCCTGGACCTCGAACGCTTGGCGCTGCTCTGGCGTCATCGCCATGAGCGCCCCTAGGCCGATCCATCTGAACGTCATGGCATCACCTCGCAGCGGGCGGCGTGTTGCGCCCAGCGCTCGACGTTGTCCGTCCAGACGAGCGAGCCGCTCGCAAAGCAGCGCTGACAGCACGTCTCGCCATCGTCGAGCAAGTGAACTCGCTCATCGCTCGCCCGCTCCCGAAATCCCTCGCACTCGGCCACGACGATGGTCCCACGCGGTTCGCTCAATAGCCTCACGTCCATCACCTTAGCTCCTTCATTATCGGCGCCCGCTTGAGCGCCTCGGCCGTCGTGTCGCGCAGCCCGAGGATCTCGAACGGGCGCCATTGCTCGACTTCGAGCACATATGACGGAATGAACCGCACGCCGCTCATGGCCGCGATGAAATAACGATGATGACCGTCCACGAGCATCACATCTGGCGCCCCGTCCGTCTCCCCGCCGTCCTTGGCGAAGATGACCGGGGGGAACTTCATTCCCTGCTCGACGAGCGACAAGAGATGCTCACACCACTTGGGCGCGACGATATTGTCCCGAACGAACGAGCCGGCCAGCACGCGATCAACCAGCACGCCCACGATCTCCAGCCCCGCGCCCTCGCACCACTTGCAGAGCCTCGCGCTGGCGATGTTCACGTTCGCCCCGGTCGCGCGCTCGACGAACGTGTATATTGGCTCGAACGGGTCGCTGAAGTCGGCCAGGGTTAGTGGCATCTCTTTTCCTCCCCTTTGAGCACGAGAAAGACTATCCCTGCGATCGCCGCTGCGCCTAGCGCAGTCCATTTTACCTCGCTGTCGTTGGCAAGCGCCGAGATGATTATCGTGCCCCACATATTGATGAACCAGCGGTCAGATGTCGTCATCGAACGACCTCCCATTGTGGCCACATCATAGCACACATCCCGCCCATTGTCAACCGAAATCGTGCCAGTCTTATGCGGCTATCTCGTCATGAGGGAAGGCCGGGCAGTCCTGGGCGCGGAGCGCGGCTAACATTGTCTCCAGTCCCCTCGTCTCGGCTTCCTGCTCGCTCGTAAAGCTGCTATAAGTCGTATTCATACTCGGCAGAACGAACGTGCCTAGAACATCGAGCATGGAAAAGTCACAAGTCGAGCCAAGTGAGTCTCCGAGCGGCCGGTTGGCCACCTCGCTCGTTCGCACGCCGAATACCAGCCGCCTGAACATGCTGACGTGACCCAGCGCGAAGGCGAGCTTCGCCAAGTCCGGCACGTCTCCCGGCTCCTTAATCGTCGTGACGAAGCCGCACAGATAGCTGTCCTGCTCGGCCATACTCAACCCTATAACGTGGCAACTATAGCCATTAGCCTCAATAGCATCCACAATGGCCGCGACCACTGCGCAGCGATTAATGAAGCACTCTTTCGGCACCCTCGATTTCCCGCCCATATGGTTAACGAGCGTCAGCACTGGTCTGGCATGATTAACACGTAGTGAGGGTCTGCGCATACACTTAGGCTCGCCGGCGAGATAACGCGGCACATCCACCAGCGCCCCGGCGACGTGGAACTCGGCCAGTTTGCGCTTGACCGGCAACGAGATGACGATCTTGTCCCGCAGCCTCGCGACTCGCGCCGCGCCCTCCTGCCAGCCGCTAGCGACCATATCAAGGGCCTCGCCGAACGACTGCTGGCCACATAGTTCTGTCGCCCGCCGCGCGAGATAATCTGTGCACCAGTGCTCGTGTTCTGGGACTCCGCGCAGATAATCTGCCACCTTTTCTGGCGAGGCGAAACAATGCCATGTCTGCCGTGCCTGGGGCATCGCCGGGAGCAAGTCGAGCAAGCCCGACGAGTCATTCTTGCGCACTATCTCGCTCATATCCTCGCCTCCACCCGCTTGCGCAATTCGCCATCCACGCCTTTCCAGAGCACCATCTCGCAGACCGTCGCGCGCGGGAGGCCCTGGGCGAGGAGCTTTCCACCATTGATGCTCGCCCGTGGCGACACTATGATCCTGGCCTTCTCGGCCTGCACTGCCGCTCGCACGCGCTGAACGTATGTTGTCCAATCTGCGTTCGTCGAGCACGCCCGCTCCAGGTCTTCGTCATAGTTCCAGTCGAGGAAGGCAAAGCGGTCGATTGTCGCGCCGTCCAATTGCGTCCGGCCGACATAGATGCGATCCGCCCCGTTGCCATAGGTGTTCGCGTTGGCGATGATCCTGAACTCCTTGTGCTTGGGCACCGGATTGACGCTATCGGGAAAGGCCATATGCCCGTTCGCCAGCCCCGCGTTCAGAATGAGCGGCACATCCGCCGAGCCGCTATCGAGTTCCTCGGCCATGAAGAGCCCGCCATGCTCGAACGCTTGGCGAAATGGCGTGCTGTGGTACGTCCCGCTGCCGTCCTTGTAGCCGAGATACTCGTGCGTCCCGCTGGCCGCGCCCTGGAGATAGAACGATGTTCCGAATGCCTGGGCGATTTGCTCGCCAGCGGTGGACTTTCCGCTGCCCGCTGGGCCAACGAGCAAGAGCGGGATGCCTGCAGCCACGACTGACATGGCATCTGCGAGGCGTTTATGCTTCAAACCCTCGACCGTGCGGATTGCATCGCCTTGCACGACGCTGATATTCACCTCGCGCGGCTTGCGCTTCTCTAGCGCGTCAAGTGCTGCCGCGAGAACTTGCTCTGCAATGCTCTTGGCCGCGAGACGGTTGAATGCGTCCTGGCGCGCCTGGGCGCTAACGTCGAGCTGCCCCTTGATCGCCTCCAGCCCCGGCGCGAGCACTCGCTCGACGCACGCCTGCAAATCCGCCCCGTTTACCTCGACCACACTCGGGCCAGCGCTCGTTGGCGCGGGAGCGGCTGCGCCCGCTGGCTTCCCTAGCGGCGCCTTGGGCTCCTCGCTATCGCCCGACCATAGATCATCTGCCGAGGCGGGCAACGAGCCCGCGCGCTCGAACTTGCGTGCGCGATCTATGAGCTGCTGCGCGAAGAAACGCTGCGGGCTCGAGAACTCCCGTGACCATCGCGCGAGGCTCTCCGCCTTATTGCGATCATTCTTCCCCGGCAAGAACGGCGCGAGGCGCGCGAGATCGCGTTTCAATTTCGCGTCGTGAGTGCTATCGACGAAATCGCTTGGCATGGTCCTCGTTCCTCGTTGTGCCGTCCGTGTTTGTAGCACGGCGCGTGGGGCGTGTCAACTAAATTCGTCATATGGGTGGTAACATTGTCGTGATACGTCCTGCGCGCGACCGGGCAAGCGAAAGGGGCGGAAACGCTCCGCCCCAATCGTACCGCTTGCCGTGCGACGTGCTAGGCGAACAATTCGTCCGCCGAGGCGACGCTGGCCTCGTGCGCCTCTTGGCGCCGCTTGGCCTCGTCCGCGATGGACGTGACTTTGTCCGGCATCTTGCCCGCGCGCAGTTCGGCGGCAATGAGCGCATCCCGGTCCATGTCCTTCCCCGCCACGTTGATCGTCTTATCGCCGGTCGGCAGTTTCAGTTTGAACTTGGCGAGCTTGGCCCGCAAGTTCTCCACGGCGATCGAGTGCATGATGGCCTCGATGCCCGTCGCTCTGGGCGCACCGGGCTGCCGCACGCCGAGCGTACCCGCGAGGATTTGCTCCAGCTTCGCCTTGCGCTTGTCGGCGGTCCAAGTGGCAATCTGCGCGTCGTCGGCCTTCACGCCCTCCTCGGTCTTCCGCCACGCTGTGAGGGCGCTGGCCACCTCGTTGCCCAGGACATGCGTGAAGCCACGCTGCGCGAGGGCGAAGAGGGAGACTGTGGGAACGTCTTGCGGGGAAACGATGATGTCGCCCCATTTGAAAGACTTGTCCTCGGTATCTTCGGTCATGTTACATCTTCCTTATGTGGCATCGCCACCTATTGCCGGGTTGCGCCCGGCGCGCTATAAGGGAATGTCGTTTCGTGGCAACCTGCCCCGTTCCGTCCTTCCCATGCCCGAACAGTAGCATGCGGCTACGCTGGATGCAAGAGGAAAATGCACTTAGCGAATGCGCTGGCGATCACGACATTGTGATTGAATTGGCCAATGCGCCCCTTGTTGTGCGCGCCGTTGTGTGCTATACTTTAGCTTCAATCGGAGAACGAACATGACTCACCGAGACTACGAGCTCATTGCTGCTGCGTTGTACAACGCGCTTTCCGTGCTCGTTGGCACCTATCGCCTTGGCCACGCGGTGTTCGCCGCTAAGCAAGTGCGAAAATATCTTGAGTATAAGATCATCGCAGCCATTGACTCGGCGCAATAATTGCGCTATACCAGCGGCATGCACAACGAGGAGCGAACAATGAACGCGAAACTAGCCATTAACGCTGCTATCGCAAGCGGCCAATTCTTCTCCAAGCCCGTGACGCGCGAGATCATCGAGCAAGCGTTGGCCGATGGCCGCGTTTATGCCGCCATGAGCGGCGGGAAATGGTGGGCGCTTCGCCGGAACGGCAAGACGCAGACGTGGAAGACTCGCCCCGGCGAATTCCGCATTCCCGTCAAGGCTGGTCTGCGCTCCTGCGGCGAGATAACCGACCTGAACATGGCCGATACGTCGCTATTCCGCATTGTCGTCTAGCGGCGCTTGCGGCCGCTGAGCATCCCAACGGGCGAGCATTCTTTCCTGCTCGCCTATTGGGAATTCACTTATTGTCATCAGATACATATCCCGTTGGTGCTGGATCACATCAGCCTCGGTCGTACGTAGTGCCGCGAGCCTAGTCGCCTCCCGCTTGGCCGCCATTTCGCTTGCACTGAACGCCGGCTGCGCCATGTCCTCCGATTTGACCATTTCGGGCGCGTTTGGCGTGGGGGACTGCCATGCGGGATGTTTTGGCGGATTCATGCTGGCCGCGCGGTCCGCTTCGCGGTCTAGTTCGCGCGCATGGCGACGATTGTACGCCTTGTCCTTCATTCTATCGTTATATTTGGCGAAGCGCTTGAAGTGTCTGCGCTCGACGATAGTGTAAAGGGGCTGTGGTAATGGCATCGCGCATGTCGCGCCGATGACCGCGATTTTCTGCGCGTCGCTAAGATTGCGCGAATCGAGCGTGGTGCGAATGTCCTTCACTAGCGACTCCATGGCGTCGAATGCGCTCTCCGACTCGGCGAGCAAGTCGATCATACGCTCTTGGGTGATGGGCATGGGATGTCCTCCTGGTATGTTGCCTAGACTATGCGACCGTAATATAAGACTAGTATGAATTGCAAGGGGTATGTTCATGGGGCCGTGTTGCCTTGTCAACGCATGGGCCGTCCTGTCCCCGCGTGGGCTCGCTTCCTTCTTTCTATAAAAAAATATATATATTAAGAAAAAGAGAGAAAGGCCAGATTTTGATGACCCAGGAGCCCACGATTGAACGAACGCAAGACATGAACACCAAGCCACCAATTCATACACGACCGATATACGCGGGCAACGTAGTCGGGTACAACGCCAATCTGCGCACGTCCTGCGCATTGTTGCGCCCCGCGCGATCTTTCCTCTTGACTCGGAACATCGTTGCGCGTATGATACTCGAACGATCACAACGGAGGCTCACATGCGCTATTGGTTAATCCTGGCTGAATACCACGTCATGCGCCGCGATCCGGGCGAGGCGATGATCGCGTTGCGCTTTGCCCTGGCCGATGCGAACCGCGACTGCAAGTCCGCCCGCCCGGCGATTATGCGGGCGATGAACTATGCTCGGGCGATCAGCGCACGTGGGGCTTGACTCGTTGCGCGCAGCGTGGTACGGTGCTGCATGGTCGCGGCACCGCCCACGTCCAGCGCGCCGGGCGAGCGGCCAGCGTCCTCCGAGCCGAGGAACCATCCAACGCCCAGCGCCCGCCCGCGCAAGGGGGGATAGAGGGCCGAGGGGCGGGCGCTCGCTCGTGGTGGGTCTGGAGCAGTTCAGACGTGATCGAATTCTCACAAGGCCCACGATTGGCCACTTTGCTCGTAGGACGTTGGATGGTGCCAGTTCGATTTTCGCGCAACAGGAAGTTCCATGCGGCCCACGATTGGCCATTCGCCTCCCCGCCTGGACTTGACAGCACGGCGAGCACTGTGCTACGTCATCCATTGCGCAGGCCCGTGTCCCCACATAACCTGCGCCACCCCGGCGAGGGCTTATCTCGGCCCATTCCTCCCCCGACATCCCCCAGGTCAGGTGAGCCCTCGCCAACAAGCGTTTCGGGACGCTCGAAGGAGGATTCAGCATGAAGCTCGCCTGCGCGGCAATCGCAGCGATAACCACGTTTCTCGTTATGGGCTCGCCCGCCTCGGCGAAGGTGCATTATTATCGCCACCAGCACCATGTACATCGCTCGACTTGGCCCCTCACGACGCACTATCCCGAGTGGCCCAAGAGCACCTTCTTCGGCCCGAGATGGACGGGGGACCAGCAGCCCTGGTGGAAGTCGGATGCCCATAGCTCCCCCGAAACGTTCGCCGAGCGTCATGTGCGACTCGCCATCTCCGGCCTTGGCCCCCGCCCGCACGCTTGGTGCGGCTGGTTTATGCGCCAGGTGCGCGGGGTGCTTGATCCGGCGTTCAATCTCGCCTGGAACTGGTCGAGGTGGGGCCACGCGACTGACGCTCATCCTGGCGCTGTCGCGGTCTGGCATCATCATGTGGGCGAGGTGGCCAGCGGCTCGTGTCCAGCCGGGCGAATCATGCTGCACTCGGGAAATGATGGCCACGCCGTGCGCACGAGGTGCGTGCCAGTGCGTGGCGCAATCTTTCGGGAGGTCTAAAGCAATGCAGGTACATCAGCAACGGATTTCGGAGTCAACCGAATGATCCGTGCCCTCATCTTATGCGCCGCCGTCAGCGCGCTCGTCGATGGTCACGTCGGCCACGAATCTACCGATGTTGCGCTGTCAAAAGATGCCAATCGAGAGCAGCCCTGCCGCCAGCACGACGCGCACTCGCGTCACCAGCACGTGCCGTATTACGTCGATCCGTGCAGCGGTCTGGACGAGTGCGTGAGATGAGGACAATCTTGTTCACGGTCTTGTTCACGGTCTCGCTTCTAGCCGCCCCGGTGGGCGGCCACGCGGCCGTGGCGAGCGTGTACGGCGGGGCCGATGGCTACTGCGGCTCGCGCATGGCCGGCGGAGGCAGGCTGGATTGCTCCGCGATGACCGCGGCGCATCGAACGCTCCCGTTCGGCACGTGGGTGCGGGTCACGCTGGGCGGGCGTAGCGTCACGGTTCGCATAACTGACCGAGGCCCGTTCGTGCGCGGGAGAGAGATTGATCTCACCCCGGCCGCTGCGAAGAGAATAGCCTGTCCGGGCGTCTGCCGGGTCACGCTAGAGGTGGTCCCGAAGCCCTTTATCCCGACCACGCGCTCGGGCTGGGGGAACTTCTAATGAAACAGTCACGCAGGCGCGCTATTGGTCGATTGAACCGCTCGCGGAAGTGGAAGCCTGCAAGAACGTATAGCGAGGCGAGACAGCAGTCTCTCGCCGTGACACTCTGCAGGTATGATACTCCCAGATGAGCGAACAGTCTCTAGAGCTCCTCGAAAGCCTCGCCCTCGCAGCCTCGCCACGTCGCGAGGAACCCTGCGAGGTTCTGCGCGAGATCGTGGCGCTCGACGTGCCCATATTGCTCCAAGAGCTCCGCGAGCACAACTGGTCGAAGGGCACCGGGGCGGCCAGTGTTATCACCGTGCTGCGCACGGGGCATCATCAACTAGCGCAGTTACTCGCTGCTGGGGTCGAGGACGCCGAGGCCAGCTTCATCACTGGCCGCAGCGTCACAGGCATCACGGCGCTCCGGGGCGATCCCGCGTTTCGCGAGCTCCTCGCGTACTACGCCACCCAGCAGGAGAAACGTGATCACAACGTCTACGATCGCCTCGTCACGAGCGGGCTCACGGCGCTGGAGATTCTCCAGCAGCGACTAGAGGAATCTCCCGAGAAGTTCACCAACAACGACCTGAAGGGCATCCTGGAGGCCACGATGGACCGCTCGGCGGCGCCAGCAAGGGGCGGCCAGCGCAACGGCGCCCCCTCGTCCGGCCTGAACGTCTCCATTAACTTCGTCCCGGCCAAGGAGCGCACGGTCGAGGCCACGGTGGTCGAGGCGAGCATCATTGAGGACAAGCGCTGATGGGCCTCTTCGCCTATTTCGAACGACAGGCCAATATCCGCCGGGTCGAGGCTGCCTCGCGGAGGCAGGAAAATGAGCGGGTCGTGCGGGAGCTTGTGGCGCTCGGAGCGTATGCGGTGCGGGCGCCTGAGGACGAGGAAGAGGACGAGGAAAATGATAATTGATGTGAACGTCGATGTGACCGCGCATCTCCCCGCCCTCGCCAAGGCCGGGGTGACGGACATCATAGGGTATCTCAATCCGCACGGCACTACGTCGAAAGTCATCACGCCAGCACGGACGAAGGCCATCGCGGACGCACGTATGTCGCTCACCCTCGTGAGCGAGGGCTGGGGCGACTTCGCCCATGGGGACATCTCAGCGGCGGCCGGGACGCGCGACGCTCAGCACGCCTTGGCCGCCCTGCGCGAGCTCGGGACGATTGGCGTGGGGAACCCCTGCGTCTATTTCGCCGTCGATACCGATGCCAGCACGACGCAAATCATGTCGCTTGTGATGCCGTACTTCAAGGCCATTCGAGTAGCCTTCGATGCCAGCGCGTTCAAAGCCCGCGTGGGGGTGTATGCAAGCGGCGCGGTCTGCAACGCGGCCCTCGCGGCGGGATATGCGAACCTCGCCTGGCTCGCCGCGCCGGGGAAGTGGCTAGGCTCGGCCGAATTCCTCGCCAGCAAGAAATGGGTCCTCCACCAGGGGCTTCCCACGAAGGTCGCTGGCGTCGATTGTGACATCGACACGCCCAATGGCGAGGATTGGGGCCAGTTCATTCCCTTCTCTGACGCTCAGATAGCCGCATCAAGCGCGCCAAGCGCAAAGAGCATCGAGGAAGCCCAAATGCAGATCGCTGCGAGGGTCGCGAACGCACCCAGCCTCCACGACCGCCAGCTCGACGCGGCCACGACGGCGATCCAGGCCATTCTGGCGAACGGGGTCCATAGCCTCGCCGCCGGTCTGGCCGAGATGGGTCTAGTTATTCCCTCGGGCGCGAGCGCGAAGATGGCCAACGTGCTCGGCCGCGCGGCAATAGAGGCCATCTTGGCCGTCAAGGAGGACGAAAAGTGAGCCCGGATAATAGCGCATCGAAGCCAAGCGGCATCACCATCGTTCCGAACGCCGAGCAGGCGAAGAGCGCAGTCTCTTGGTTCGTCACAACGTTCGGGGCTGGCATCGCCGGCTTCGTCGCGGGCAAGGGTTGGGCTGATGCCAAGACCATCATGGCGCTCTTGAACTCTCCCGAGTTCATGAACGCTGCGGTTTGGGCTATTCTGACCCTCCCCACGCTCATCTGGGGCCTCTACGTTCATACGAAGAAGTATGCGACCGAGGTGGTCGATGCCATTCCCGAGGTCAAGGGGGTCATTACGGATCAGTCCGAGGCCGGCAAGGCACTCGCCAAAGCCATTCCCAGTCCGACCGTGGTCGTCGCTGGCTCGCTGGTGGCGGCACAGGTCAGTTCGGCGGCTCCAGCGCCCCCGCAGGCCGACACCTATCGTCCGGGGCAAGGCTGATGGGCGAGGAAGCGCCGAAGGTCTCGAAAGAAACTATGAGCATAATCTACGGGCCAGGAGCCGGGCAAATCTTGCTGCCATTTAATGTAGGCGATGCTAGCATTACATTCTCTTCTCGTTGGGCGCTTGCGCTTATGATTGAGAATGCCATCCTGGCCGCACGTATAAAGGGAGCGAACTGATGGGCGCTCTTCTCGCACTCATTCCGGTCATCTCGGGGCTCATTTCTGGGGGCTCGATCGGCGCCGTGCTCGGCGGGCTCTCGCTCGCCGACTGGATCGGGCTCGCGGGCTCCCTCGCCGACGCTGAACCGGCCGTCGTCGTGGCCGTGCAGGCGCTACACCCGGCGTTCGATAAGCTCATTGAGGACATCTCCCGTGTGGGGCCGGCGCACGCGGGCACGGCCTCGTGGAAGATGCACCAGCCGCAGTTCATTGACGGGTATCTCGCCGATGGTAGCGTCGGACAGGTGCCCAATCCAGACTTTCTGGCAGGATGACGATGCAATTAGCCCGGCGAGGTTTCCTTGGTGGTCTTGCTGGACTCCTCGCCGGCGGCTGGAAGGCTGCGCCAGTAGCAGCCCCGAAGGCAATCAAGACCATTGCAACTCAACGAAGTGTAGATGTGGCTTTCACCACTTACGATAGCGAGTTCGCAAGTGCTGGAGCCAAGATAGGACAGACAATGCGTATCAGACTCCCCAACGACTTCATGGTGAGGTAACAGTGTCAGACCTTTCCATAATTCTCCGACACAACCAAGGAGCGATAAAGATGGGACAGAATATCTTCTCGGCGTTGGTCGGAGCACTCAACAGCTCTGGCATCACGGGAACGCAGGCCACGAGCGTACTGGCGTCCGTCGCCGGCACCATGACCGGCAGCGTGGCCAATCAGGTCAACCAGGACTTGACGCAACTGATGGCGCTGGTGAACAATCCGGCCGCCCTGGCGGCGAGCGGCCCGGCGATCATCACGAAGATTGAGACGATCAATGGGCTCCCGAGCACCGTGCTTCCGCTCCTCGAAAGCCTCCGTGCGACGACCGATCCGCTCAAGATCGCCCAGCTGATCGCCGCGGTCGAGACCACGGTGAACGCGCAGTCTTCGATCTTCTAATTGCGCACGTTCCGCATGATACTGGCGTGGCCTTGGAGAGCGCTCCTGCTTTCCTTCGCCCGCCCGCAGTGGGAACGAGATGAGCTCTGGCGACAGCATCTACGACGACGAGCCGCCCGAAGGCTCGCTCGAAAGGCTCAGGGAACTCATCCATGAGCACGGGGAGCTCAGGACGAGAATCTCGCGCTCGCGCAAGTATATCTTCAAGTACGAGGTCCCATACCTCGCAGGATCATCTCTCTCTGGCGAGCACGTCTATTTCGACCCCACGCTCATCGCGGGGACGAGGGATGAGCCGTGGTGCCGGACGCTCGTGGCGCTTCACGAGATCGTCGAGTGGTCGCTCAAGCCCTGGCATCGCGAGTACGAATTCCGCCACCACCTCGCAACGGCGGCCGAGGATGACTATTGTCGTACCCTCGGTCACACTCCTGCCGAGTACCGTGCGCTTCTTCGACCGCTTTATAAACCTATTGAGCACGAGAAAATCCTATCCTGTCCCCCGGACCTCGATCTCTCGCCGTACTCCGGGAAGCTCAAGGGATACCTTTATGACCTCCAGCACGGGAAGCTCCCCAAGGCCAAGGTCAGCTACGGACTGGGGGTCGCGAGCCGCAAGTGCGCGCTCTGCACGATGTTCCGAGCCCCCCATGATTGCTCGCTCGTCGCGGGGGACGTTAACGCCTCGGACGTGTGTGATAGGTTTGTGAGGAGGAAGTATGACCGATACTGTGAAACGTGCTAGTGGCAATGTGCCCTGGTTCGTTCGGGCGCCGAAGTGGGTCAAGGAGCTGCACGCGTACAAGAGCGGCCTTCGCGCCGAGACGATTCGGGCGAAGATCACCCTGGCCGAGCGGGTCTCACCAGAATTCTCGCTCCTTCGGCCGAAGCTGTCGTTTGGCTTGGAGACTCTGCACTCACACAATGGTACGCTCCACTGATGCCACATCGCCGCGTTGAGCACGTCGAATGGGCCAAGCCCGTCGCTCGGCCGGCGTGCATTCCGCGCTCGCGGCCCAGGGGCACGAAGGGCCTGGGGCTCGCGTATGAGCGCAAGGTCGCGAAGGCCCTCGCTCGTCGCGCGCCGAACATCGAGATCGGGCCGTGGTATGAATATATGGCCGACGGGAAGTTCGGCTACTGTCAGCCCGATTTCGTCATGTGGCACGCTCTAGAGATTATCGTGCTAGAGTGCAAGCTCACCAACGTGGAGCAGGCGACGGAGCAGTTGCTCGATCTGTATTTCCCCATCCTGCGCGCCGTCTATCGGGTGCCAGTCAGGGGCATCATCATCACGAAGTCCGTGCATCGCTGCCCGCAACTCGCGACGATATGCTCGACGCTGGACACCGCGCTCAAGCTCTCCACGTCGAGGGTGCCAGTGCTGCACTGGATCGGCCAAGGGCCAATCTAGCCCACGGGGGCCACGTCGCACGTTCCACGCCCCACGCGATACATTGACTCTAGACGCGCCCCTACGAGCTCACTATTCCCAATCATTGGAGGCATCTTCATGGCCAAGCGAAGCGGAAAGATGGCGACCAGCGCCAGCGTGCTAGCGGGCGGGGGAGCCCCTGCGCCGGACGAGGATGGGCCGGAGTACTGCTCGGTGGACGTGCGCAGGATTGCAAACGGCTATGTCTCCACGCATTCTCGCAAGATTGCTGGTGAGGAGCCGGTGTACAAGGAGGAATTCCACGCCAAGCGGCCGATGATCGAGGAGATCGTCAGTGGCGAACCACGGGGCAAGGAGACGCCCCCAGGGCCGAATCACTTGCGAGGGGCGATCTCGCTCCTCAACCAGAAGCGAGGCTAGAATGAGCGAGACCTCTCCCACGCCTGACATGCTTCCACGATTCCATAAGAAAGATCGCTTCGACGGCCCGGCGCAGGATCGTCACGCTCGCTCGGCCGCGCCGCAGATCGACTCGAACGCGCTCGGCCCGCATTGCCACCTGGATGGCCCAGCGAGCGGCGAAGTCGGCCGCCACGGGGGCCATCTCGGCACGGGGAGCGACAGCGTGAAAGATGCCGCGTGCAGCATTGCCTCCGGCGCCAAGGCGCCTAAGGTGGACTGGTCCGCGCTTCGCAAGCGATAACAATTCGGATCGATCTGGCTGGCTAGGGCCAAGCCAGACGTTCCGTGTGGCACTCTAGGCCCTGGAGACCTCGAATGTTCAAGAAGATTCTTCTCGCCGCGGTGGGCGTTATCGCGCTATGCGCGACCGCCAACGCGCAACAGGGCCTCTGGCCGGGCTTGCCGCTCGCGGGCAGCACGACGCCCAACACCGACTGTGCCTCGAAGGTCAACGGGGCGTGTCAGTATTTCCTCCCGCCCGGTGCGCCTATTACGGGGAATGAGCTCGCCCCGGTCGATACTGGACTCTCCCAGGGCCAGAATCCCCAGACCGAGAGAATGCGCATCACGCAATTTGGTGGGGCGAGCTCGCCCAGGAACTTGCTGGGCAATGGTGATCTGCTCGGAACCCAAGTCAATGGAACCGGCACCGTCACTGGGGCCACGACCTCCGCTCCCACCTCCGCCGCCCTGATCGCCGACCGCTGGGTGCTCGTGACTAACGTCGGCTCGGGCGCGGGCCGCTCGGCCATCGTGACGAGCTCCCCGACGGCGCCGTCCGGCTTCACCCAGGTCGCCAAGGTATTCCGCACCTCGGGTGCGCTCACCCAGCCCATCTGCGCTTGGCAAGCCGTGCCGAGTCCCCAGTCGCTCTTGGCCGCTGGCTCGACCGTTAGCTTCTCCGTGCAAGTGGCCGCGCTGGCCGGTCTGGCCGCCGATAACGGCAACACGGCGAACCTTGTCATCATCGCGGGCACCGGCACGGACGAGGGCTTGGCGGTCGCACCCTCGACCACCCCGCTCATCACCCCCGCTTGGACCGGCATCTCGACGCTGGTGAACACGCCGATTTCGCTCACCACGGCGTTCGCGAGATATTTCACCACGGCGGCGGTGCCAAGCACAGCGACCGAGCTTGGCGTTGGCATCTGCTTCACCCCCACGACCTCGGGCTCCGGCGCCACCGACGGCTTCGCCTTCGTCGGGGCGCAGCTGGAGCGCTCGGCCCTCCCCTCGACGTATGAAATTCGCCCGAGGCAGGCGGAGTTGCTGGATAATCTCCAGTTCGTCTACTCCGTCCATGAGGGAGCGACCCTTCTCTCCCGCTGGCAGGGGCACTTCACCACCTCGGGCACCGCGCTCAGCTTCCCTGTAGTCTTCCCGGTGCCGATGTACAAGGCGCCGACGATGGCGTACACGACCGGCTTCGCGGGGTTCACGACGACTGCGGAGACGACGGCGAATGCCTGCACAGGACTTGGGACTGATACGACTATCACGTTCATTCCCTCGACTACACAGGTCATGGCGACGTGCACGATAGCCTCGGGAACGACTGCTGCAGTCGGTATCTCTATGACCGTGGCCGACGCCTCGGGCGCCTCGGGCATCATAACTGCCTGGAGTGGCTTCTAAGCGCGGCGAAGTTTCTGCCCTGCTAGTGGGGCGGGGTTTAGGGTGGGTCGGTGTTGTCACGACAACATGGCCCACCTAAAGCCCCGCCCTTCGTTCGCCCAGTCAGGCTCGCCAGATGTCCAACCCGATAGCCACGACGAGCATAGACTTTCCCGACAAGCTCCAATTCTTGTTCCAGCCCGCACGCTATAAGGTCGCCTATGGTGGCCGTATGGGCCTGAAGAGCTGGAGCTTCGCCCGAGCGCTTCTCATCCTCGGCCTGACTGGGACCGAGCGAATCCTCTGTGCCCGTGAGCTCCAGAAGTCCCTGGACGAGTCGGTTCACAAACTTCTGGCCGATCAAATATCTCATATGGGCATGAACTACCTTTATGAGGTTCAGCAGGCCCACATCCTCGGCCGTGGGGCGGCGAACGGCACCCAGTTCTCCTTCGAGGGCCTCAGGCATAACGTCCAGAAGGTCAAGAGCTACGAGGGCATCACGCGGGCCTGGGTCGAGGAAGCGGCCAAGATGAGCAAGGAGAGCTTCAACATCCTCGGGCCGACCATCTTTCGCAACAAAGATGCTGAGATGTGGCTCAGCTTGAACCCCGAGCTGGACGAGGACTTCATCTACCAGCACTTCGTCTTGCACGCTCCCCCGCCAAATTCGGTCGTCGTGAAGACCACCTTTGCCGACAATAACTGGCTCGCGCCCGAGGTTCTCGCCGAGATCGAGCACATGCGGGTGACGGACCCGGACGAGTATCTGCACGTCTACGAGGGCCACACGAAGGTCGTTCTCGATGGCGCGATCTTTGCCGACGAGCTTCGCGAGGCGCAGCTCCAGGGCCGAATATGCCACGTCCCGCTCGATCGAACGCAGCCGGTTCTGGCGATCTTCGATCTGGGCCGCAGCGACCACACGAGCATCTGGTTCGTCCAGCGTATCGGCTTTGAGTGGCATCTGATCGACTTCTATCAGAACAGGCTCAAACACATTGACCACTACCTTGAGGTGATGCAGCATCGTGGGTACATCTACGGCATGATCTTTTTGCCGCACGACGCCAAGAGCAAGACGCTGGGCACGAAGCTCTCCATCGAGGAACAAGTGGCCGCGGTCTATGGCTGGGACAGAAAGAAGATCGTCCCCAAGCTCTCCGTCGCCGATAAGATGAACGCGGCCCGCACGGTCTTCTCCTCCTGCTATTTCGATAAAGAGAAATGCGCCGAAGGGCTCCATGCGCTGCACCACTACCAGTACATCGTCGATCCGGTGACGAGGAGGTTCTCGACGTTGCCCGATCATAATTGGGCGAGCGATGCAGCAGACGCGTTCCAGTATTTCGCCATATCGACCGGGATGAGGGTGAAGGCCATTGAGTGCAAGCTCGAACGCCCGAAGTCGCTCGGCCTTGGGCCGATGATGAATGTGCTGTCGGGCGCGGGGATCGGAGCAGAGAATCCTGGAGGCACGACGTTGCGCATCACTGGGAACCAGAGTGGCCATGGATGGCTAGGACGCTAGATGGCCAATCATCCTCCCGATGACGCCCGGAGCGACTATAAGGCCGACGAACGAGGCCCCGGCCTGAGCGACCTCGTGACCGAGGCCCAGGAACGCTTCGAGCGCTGCCTGAAGTGGGAGCAGACGGCGCGGCAGCACTTTCTCGACGACTACAAGTTCGCCAACGCCGATGCGTATAACGGCTACCAGTGGCCCAATGACTTGCGGCGGACGAGGGAGGTCGATGACCGGCCGAGCCTGACGCTGAACGGGGTGCGGCAACATAATCTGCAGATCACCAACGATGCCAAGCAGAACAAACCCGGCATCAAGGTTATGCCCACGGGGAATGAGGCGACGTTCGAGTCGGCACAGGTGCTCTCGGCCATGATGAGGCACATAGAGTACGATTCCAACGCCATCACAGCGTATGATACTGCCACGCACTTCCAGGTCAACGCCGGCTGGGGCTACTTGCGCGTCGTGACGGAGTACGACGACGACGATACGTTCGATCAGAGTATTAAGATCAAGCGGGTGATCGACCCGCTCACTATCTACCTCGACCCCGATGCGAAGGAGGCCGATAAGAGCGACGCCAAGTTCGCCTTTGTGTTCGAGGACATCGAGCGGGAGGAGTTCGAGAAGTCTCCGCGCTGGAAGGACTACCAGGACATTGCGACCTCCGCGCCGCTAGGCGGCGACAGCGGGTGGCACAGCGAGGACTATTTCCGCGTGGCGGAATACTATCGGGTCGTCGAGAAAGAGGATGTTCTCTACGCCCTCCCGAAGGACTTCATCAAGGGCTTCCCCGGCGGCTTCATCCGCAAGAGCCTCCTCGAAGCGGGCGGCAAGAAGAACCTCCAGTTCCGCCTGATCGTCAAGGCCATCGAGGGTAATAAGCGCGTCAGAAAGCGCGATGTGATAACCCAGACCGTCGAGTACAAGCTCATCATCGGCGAGCATGAGATTGAGAGCGAGGCCCGCGAGTGGCCGGGGAAGTACATCCCGATCATCCCCGTGCTGGGCGAGGAGACGATCATCGAGGGGACGATGGATCGGAAGAGCCACACTCGCTCGATGCTCGATGCCCAGAGGATGTACAATTACGCCGCCAGCTCTGCGGTCGAATTCATGGGCCTGCAGACGAAGACGCCCTGGCTCGTGGCGGTGGAGAGTATCGAGGAGCTCGAAACGTACTGGAATGAGGCGAACAGGGTGAACACTAGCGCCCTGCCGTATAAGGCGCTGCGAGAGGATGGCTCCCAGCTTCCGTCGCCCACGCGCATACAGCCTCCGACTGCCGCGCCGATTTACGCCACGCAGATGCAAGCGTCGCTCCAAGACTTGCTCATGACGAGCGGACAATATGCGGCCCAAATGGGAGGCCAGGGAAATGAGCGCTCCGCGAAGGCCATCGGGGAAAGGCAACGGCAAAGTGATAATGCTACTTATCATTTTATCGATAACCTCGGCGTTGCTATTCGCCATCTTGGTCGGGTTATACTTGACTTGATTCCCAAGATTTACGACACCAAGCGCGTCATCCAGATGCTCGCCGAGGACGGACAGAGCATGGAGGTCGTGCTGGACCCCCAAGCGGCCAAGCATTACCAGCAGGTGATGACGGAGGATAATAAGGTCGCGCAGCATATTCTCAATCCGAGCGTGGGGAAATACGAGGTCCAGGCTGACATTGGGCCGAACTATGCCACTCGGCGCGAGGAGGCCTTCGATGCCTTCAAGCTTATCCTCACCCAGAATCCGCAACTGAGCGCGGTGCTGGGCGACATCCTCTTCCGCGCTGGAGACTTCCCGCACGCCGAGGAGGCCGCGCAGCGGCTGCGGCGCCTTGTGCCTGCTCAAGCGCTCGGCGAAGGCCCGAGTCAGAAGGAGCAGGCCCAGCAGCAGATGATACAGAATCTGCAGAACCTCTTATCGAACGCCATGACCGAGCTGGCCGCGGAGAAGTTGAAATTGCGCGGCAAGGAGGCCAAGAGCGAAACAGACATCTACAATGCCCTGACGGCGCGCTTGAAGGTCCTCGTCGATGCGGCGGCCAAGGGCGAGGCGGAGATCACTCCGGAGACCCTCGCGCCAGTCCTGGGGGACCTGCTCGACCAGAGCGGCCAAGCCAGCCTGGAGCCTGCGACGGTGAATGTCGATGAGGCCCTGAAGATGGGCACGCCCGCGAGCGCGGGGCTGCCGCTATCGGCTACCCAGATGCGCCCGCCCGTCGCCGGGGCCAAGCAGGACGTGAATGGCAACTGGTTCGCCAGAGATTTCACCGGCAGCAAGGAATATCGCCGGCTATGAGCGACGAGGATGACATCGTTAGTGCGCTCGGGCTCGCGGAGGCCCCCACCCCCAAGAGTGGCCAGACTATTGCTACACCCGATATCTTGAATAAACTCGAAGGAGGCAGGAAACTCGTTCTTCGCTCGGCCGCTGAGATTCTCGGCCTCCCTGACGCGATGAAGGCCCTACGTGGTGAGATGACCGAGGACGAGGCCAGTCATTTCGCCCTGACGGCTGCGATGGGCCTGCTGCCGGGGGCGAAGATTGAGAATGCCCTGATACGAGGGGCGAGCTCACTGGCCTCTCGCGAGGGTGGCAACGCGCTTACCGGAGGCGAGCGGCTTGCAGCCGATGCAATCAAGGGGACTGGAGTAGCGCCCTTTAATCCTGGTAAGAGCTATTATACTCCAGAAATGGCTGCTTACGAGAAGATGAATGCGCAGCCAGACATCTCCGACGCAGCCATTGCGAAGAAGCTCGCCTCCGATCCCGGCGCCTCCATCTTCGATGTCGCTGGGACGCATGTGGGAGGGGCGAGTAGCAGTTACATGAATAAGGCTGGAAATCAGACGAACTTTCCACAGAGTATCTTCGACGACATCCCCCGCGAGGGCGGGGTGCTGGCCACTCCCCTTCGCGCGAGCGTGATGGGGCGGAGTGAGAACCTCGTCCACGGCACGCGCGTTTTGAAGAACTGGGAGACGCCCAGCCAGGGTGGAGCGGCGGACATCGGAACCGAGAACGATGCGCTCAAGTTGCCCGACGACGAACTCGGCGTGCATTTCGGAAACCCGAAGCAGGCGAATGTGTTCTCGTCTAACTGGCTCACGAGCTCGCAGGCGCCGAGGCAGTATCCCGTGGTCGTCGCGGCGAATAATCCACTCCGAATGCGGGATATGGGGACATGGAGTGAGGATCGGATCAACACCGCGCTTAAGGACCTCAACAACGGTTACGCTGACGCCGCGCTGCATGGAGGCTACAAGCGTCAAGATTCTCCCAGCACCATCGGACAATTTCCGCCAGAGGAGCTTGACAAACTCGATGGGATGAAGGATTATCGCGACTATATCGCCTCAAAGGGCTACGACAGCGTGGTGTATAAGAATACCTCCGAGGACCCAGGACACGATAGCTTCATCAAATTCAGCGAGAGCCCCGTCGCCCCCGGCTTCGTCACTGGCGTCCGCTCGCCCTGGGCGAAGTTCGACCCGAATAAGCTCGCGTGGCCCGAGCTAGCCGCAGGCCTCGCGGGCACTGCGGGCGGGACGGGGCTCTTGTTTGATGAGAATAATAATCCCATTGTGCAGACGAAGTGAGAGGATGAGGACAAGATGGTTGACATGACTCGAATGGTAGAAGGCTTAGGCATGGTAGAAACGATGTCGTTGCCGCTCAGCAACGGCAGATTGTTACAGGTTCGTTTCTGCTGGCCGGTGAGCGAGGAAGATATTACGATGGCCGAGAAAAGTTTCGCACTGCTCGTTCAAAGCATGAGGGAGCACGCGAAATGAGCCTCGAACGCAAGATGCAGCGGGCGAAGCCAAAGACCCTCTATGCCCACAAGCAAGTGGCCGCGACAGCACGCGGGATGGCCGAGGAACTCTTCGAGCTCGTCATGTCGCAGAATGAGCTCTACAGGGAGTTCAAGGACGAGTGCGCGTCGAGCGGCCTCCCACCTGCTGCGATCCGCGCGAAGTTCGTCGAGATGATGATCCCGCGACTCCTGGAGCCCGCACGGGCCACCATGGCGGCCATGTTGCGCGATCCCGCGCATGCGGCCTTGCACGAGAGCATCTCCGACGCGCTCATCAAAGATTGGCCCCTTCACGTGGGGCGCACGAAGGACCAGCGCAGAGCGCGGCTCACGGTCAACGAGGACGGTAGCGTGAAAGAGACGAGGCACTGATATGGCTGGAGAGGAACCAGTTGTCGAGCCGGTCGTAGAGCCGGTCAAAGAGACGCCGAAGCCCAGCGTTCCGACTGTAAAGCCGGAGCCGGTCGTCGCGCAGACTGTTCCGCTTGAGCGCTTCCAGAGCGTCGTGGCCGAGAGGCGCGAATCCGAGCGGGCGCTCGAAGAGGCTCGCCGGCAGCTCGCCCTGACGAACCAGACTCTCGAAGAATTCAAGAAGCTCTCGACGAGCGCAGCAGGAGGCGAGCAGCCCGATCCGAATGCTGCGCGCCAGCCGCCTGCGGCCAAGCCCTTGACGGCCGAGCAACTGCGCGAGCTCGTGAGCGCCCAGACGGCCCAGAACGAATTCGACAAAGCCTGCAATGGCGCCGTGCTGAAGGGCCGCGAGGCGCACAAGGACTTCGACGCCGTGCTGGATGTGCTCAAGAAGAGCTCGCCCTTCTTCGACCCGAGGGCGGGGACGCCAGTTCTGCCGCGTAGCCTCGTCGAAGCCGCCCTGGAGACCGGCGCCCCGGACGAGGTTCTCTACGCGCTCGGCCAGAACCCCGCAGAGGCGGATAGGTTGATGCAGCTCAGCTCGAACCCCGTGCGTGTCGCCGCCGAGATCACCAGATTCCATGCCAAGCTCGTGGCGAGCAAGGAGATCGAAGTGCCTGCAGGCGACGAAGTAATTGACGAGGACGAGGGGCCAGCAGCGGTCGAGGGCGTCTCTAGAGCCCCGGCCCCAATACGGGAACGCGCAGCGCGCGGTGCGCGACCGGCCTTCTCCGTGTACGACACCAAGAACACGTCCAGTGCTGACTGGATCGCCAAGCGTCAGGCCGAGGTCAATGCCAAGCGCAAGAATGGGATGAAGTTGCAATGATTGCCGCCCGTGAGGGGCCGAAGGAGAGCGAACATGAGTCTCTTTGACGAACTATTGAACGATGAGAAGCAGATCAATCTCGCCCTTGGCGCGCTGACCTCGAACGTCTCATCGGACTGGGAGAAGCTGGGCAGTGCGCTTGTCTTGCTCCTGACCGATGCGCTGAAAGAGCGCCTCGCAGCTCTCCCGCCGCCCCAAGCGCCCGAGCCCCAGCCCGATCCGATTCCGCCTTCAACGGCGAATAAAGCGACGAACTAAAAGCGTTCGAGGCACGCTCAAGCCTCGCACTGGCGTAATGGGAGCTCGCCACTCCCAAAGGCTTTCGCAGTAGCCACGATCTCCTGCGCATTGGACGTTCATAGCCACTCGTCCGGGGCATAGCGCACGTTGAGCGAGAAACGCTCCGTGCTGACCCTGGAGCGACGAAAGTGGCCAACAGTCTTCTCACTATCAACATGATTACCCGAGAGGCCGTTCGCCTCTGGAAGAACAGCAACGCATTCATCCAGCACCTGGATATGCAGTACGACGACAACTTCGCGAAGACGGGTGCCAAGATCGGCACCTCGCTGCGAATTCGTCTGCCGAACGACTTCACGGTGCGAACGGGGCCTGCAGCGTCCGTCCAGGACACGGCGGAGCAGAACACTACGCTGGTGCTCGCTACGCAAAAGGGCGTCGATGTCTCGTTCAACACTGTCGATCGCACGATGAGCCTCGACGACTTCTCCCGCCGCGTCCTGGCCCCTATGGTGAACAATCTCGCGGGCAACGTCGCGGCGGACGTGATGTCTGGCGTCGATACTGGCGGCACGAACGGAGCGGGAATCTGCAACTATGTGCAGAACAGCGACGGAGCCGGCAACCTCATCTCGCCCGTGGCGCAGACGTGGCTGCAAGCCGGCGCGTACCTCAAGCAGAACTCCGCCCCCATGGGCGACTGGAAGTTCATCCTCGATCCGATCACGGAGTCTCGCACGGTCTCTTCGCTGTCGGGACTGTTCAACCCGCAGCAGAAGATCGGCGAGCAGTACAAGACTGGCAAGATGGCCAGCGACACCCTCGGCGGCGACTGGTACATGGACCAGACGGTCCTCACGCATACCGGAGGTTCGGCCGCGGGCTATCTCGTGAACGGCGCTGGCCAGACCGGGCTGAACATTCTCATCAACACTGGCACTGGCACGCTCAACGTGGGTGACATCATCACCTTCGCTGGCGTGCATATGGTCAACCGGATCACCAAGCAGGCCAGCTCGCAGCTTCGCCAGTTCGTCGTGACTGCGGCGGTCCCTGGTGGTGGCACGAATGTCTCGATCTATCCCGCGCTGATCCCCGCTGTCGGCGCCAACACGGTCCAGTACCAGACCGTGGACGTGTCGCCCGCAAATGCGGGAGCGGTGACGCTTGTCAACCCCGCCAGCGTCGCCTATCGAAAGAACTTCCTCTTCGCCCCCGAGGGCGTGACGATGGCCACCGCCGACCTCATCATGCCGACGAAGGGCGTGGAGGAGGCGGCGAGGGAGGAATTCGACGGGGTGGCGATGCGGATGCTCACGGCGTACATTCCGGGCACGGATCAGTTGCTCACCCGGCTCGATGTCCTCTACGGCTATCTCTGGATAAGGCCCGAATGGGCTTGCGCTGTAGCCGATGTCATCTAACTAGAAGGAGAAACAGCGTGTTGTCTCAGCACCAACTTCAAGAGATACTTTGTTATCAGCCCGAGACTGGAATCTTCACTTGGAAAAAGTTGCCGTACAATATGGTCGGGCTGACTTGGCAGCGTGCCGGGAGCGTTTACGCGAACGGCTATCGCTATATTCAGATCGACAATATCTCGTACCGCACCGGGCGTCTCGCGTGGCTCTACATGACCGGCGAGTGGCCTGCTGCGATGGTCGATCACGAGGACACAGACAAGGCGAACGACGCTTGGCGCAATCTGCGACTCGCGTCGAACAGTCAGAATCAAGCGAACCGGGGCGTGCCGAGCAACAACACCTCGGGCACCAAAGGAGTCCGTTTCGAGACTTCTCGCGGCAAGTGGCGAGCGCAAATTGTCGTGAATGGGCGCTCCAAAAATCTCGGACGATATGCAACTCGCGAAGAGGCGATGGAAGCTTACGCGACTGCAGCCAAAGCGGCTTGGGGCGAGTTCGCTCGCACTGCGCCGTCCGAACTCGGGCTGGGCGCTCGCTAACGCGAAACGGCCCAATCCTGCAGGCCCTGGGAGGGAGAGTCCTCGCTCCCTCCTGGGTGCCCTTTCCCGAGGACAAATGGAGAATGAGGACATGCCTCCAGTAAGCCAGAAGCAACGAGCAGCGATGGGCGCTGCGGCCAGTGGGAAGAGCTCGCTGGGGATTCCCAAGAGCGTCGGGAAAGAGTTCATCAAGGCGGATCGTGGGGGCAAGCTCCCGGCCCGCAAGAAGAGGAAGAGATAAGCCATGCTCGACACATATAAGACGCTCGTCCAGAATGGCGTCATCGGCCCGATGATGAAGGTCGGAACAGATGGGAAGCCGATTGTCGATCCGACCGGACAGATGCCGGGCCAGCTCGTCGCCCGGCCGTTCCAGGAGTATCCCAAGGTCGTTCGGCGCGTCAGGGTCGATGGCACGATCCTGGAGAAGACCGTCGGGAGCAAGAGCGAGGAGCTCAAGCTAATCGCCGAAGCGCCCGATGAGCTCACCTTCCAGAGCCCGCTGGAGAAAGAGCGTGACGCGCTCGCCCGCACGGTGGCCGAGCAAGATAAGGCCCTGGGTGCCCAACAGGCCATGATGGAGAAGATGGCCGGGCAAATGACGACGCTCATGGCGCAGATGGAGAAAATCACGCAGGGCGCTCCAGCGTTGGAGCAGGAGAAGAACATAGACAAGGTGCCAGAGGCGCAGCAGCATCGTCCTGACGCCGAGGAACGTGCGACCAAGGGCTTCGGAGCGATCAAATCGTGACTCGTTTCGCGCTACGAGCGGCCGTTCTGGCGGGGGTCCTAGCGACCCTCGCTTCGCCTTGTCGTGCGCAGTCGCCCGCTACCCAGGCCAGCGTCGCCGCTATCATCCTCCAGAACCTCCCGACCAACGGCCAGCAGCAGATCGCGGCGAGCGCGCTGCGCACGACGCTGAATGCGATGAACTCGGCCATCTTTCAGAGCAACCCAGCTTACACAGTCCCGATTGGCGTCGGAATCAACCTCAACTCCGTCGCCGATACGCCGTTCTCCTTCTTCCTTCCTAACGGGCTTCCAAATTTTGTGGGGCCAATCTTACGGCTCTATAATTGCTCCGCCAGCGCGTCAAGTGCAAGCGTGGCCATTTACACCGGAGCAGGTGCGACCGGCTTTGCGCTCATCCCCGTGACCGCTGTGACTATTACCACCGCTGGAGTGAACGCTGCTAACACCGCACAGGCAGTGTCGAACAATACGGTATATAGCAATTCGACCTCCCTGTTCTTCCGAGTGACGACTGCTCAAGGCTCGCCTGTGACATGCAGCGCGGCCTTGGAGATTCGGCCGACGTTGTGAGCAACCAGGATTTCAACAACGATTTCGGGCCAGACTTTGGGCCGAAGCCAGCCGCGCCTCCGCTCGACGGAACGACGCCTCAGACGCTCATCAATCTCGCCCTGCGGGACGCTGGGGTGATCGGCGTCGGCCAGACTGCGATGGCCGAGGATGTGAACGATATGTTCACAAGGTTGAATTTCCTCCTCGCCCAGTGGCAACGCAAGCGTTACCTCGTCTGGGGGCTGGAGAATCTCTCCATCGTCAGCACCGGGGCGAAGAGCTACTCCGTCGGCCCTGGGGGCGACATCGCGACGCCGGTTCGCCCGGATCGCCTGGAGGATGGAAACTTCTTCCGCCAGCTCGTGCAGAGCTCGCCGAATCAGGTGGACTATCAACTGGAGCTGCTGGAGTCCTGGGAGGACTACAATCGCATTACCTTGAAACAACTGACCACCTTCCCCGAGTTCGTCTTCTACGATCCCGCGCCGTATCCGCTCGGGCAGCTCTACCCCTGGCCCGTTCCCCAGGCGAACATTTACGAAATCCATATCCTCGTGAAGCGCCAGCTGAGCGAGTTCGCTGCGCTCACCGAGAAGCTCATCATCCCGAACGAGTACTTCCAGGCGCTCTATCTGAACCTCGCCGTCATCGCGAGGACGGCCTATCGCCTGCCCATGGACGAGGTGCTGGTCCAGCGGGCGAAAGAGTCCATGCAGGTCATCCGGGGGGCGAATACCGCGCTGTCGCGCCTGCGGATGCCAGCCTCGCTCGTCCGTCCAGGCGTCTACAACGTCTTCAGCGATCAGATCAACTAGGAGAGAGCTATGCTTCGCAAATTGACCATCGGCTTCGCCGCACTTGTGACGAGTGTCGCCCTGGCTTGGGCCGCCCAACTTCCGCTCCCCGCTGTGAACGGGCCGTACCTGGGCGACCAGCTCAACAACCTCTATGCCATCACCCAGGCGTATATCACTGGGAGTGGCTACGGGGCACACGGAGGTCTCTCCGTCTCCCAGACCTTGGGTCAGGCGAATTGCACCCAACTCGACTCGAACGCCTTGCAAGAGGTCAAGACCAGCGCGAGCACCGGCTACGTCTGCCTCCCCGCCGCGATCTCGGGGAAGGAGATACTGATTGGCAACGCCGCTGGCCAGACGATCGATCTGTATGGCGCCCCGATCACCGCGAGCGCCGTGCTGGGCACCCAGGACACCATCAACGGGACGACTGGCTCGACCGCCTACACCGGCGTGACGACCGGGAAGAACGTGCTGTGCTTCGCCCCGGCGAATGGCGCGTGGTATTGTGGGGCGATATCGTAGGGCGCGGGTCGTAGGAGGGCGCAAGATGCGCAAAGGTCTCGCCGCTTTCGTGCTGCTTGGGGCGCTCTACTCTCCACTCGCCCATGCCCAAGCCCCCGTCGTTCCAAGCTACTCCACGACTGGAAATCCTCCATTCTCGCCCATCACGCCCTCCTGGCCGCTGCCTGTCACCCTGCTCGGTGGGGGCAACGGTAAGTCTACTACACAAGTGAAGATCACTGTTGCCGTCACGAATACGTATGTGCTGGCACTTGCTGCAAACACCGCTCGCGCAGGGTGCGCGATACAGTACATTCCTGCAGCTAACACCGATGTAGGCTATGTCTTCTTCGGCGCGAGTCCAGCAGATACCACTACTAGCTTTCGGCTGGGTGATACCGCACCGGAATTCTCGGGCATGACGTGCGCCATCGGTGGAACAGGAGTGGCGACAGACAGCATCTTCGTCACCGGAACGTCTGGTGACATCTTCATTGTGTCGAGCCAATAATATGTGGAAAGCTCTTAGCGTCGCGTTCGTCCTTGCCGTTTCACCCGCAGGCGCCCAGACACCCATTGTTGGCTCTGGCCCGCCGGACACGGGGAATGGCTGCACAATCTCCGGCGGTTCAGTCAACCAAATTATCACCAACTCTGGCTCCAACGGCTGCCAGAGTGATACTCTAGCCACGGTTAATGCAGGGGCATTAGCACTCGGCGCGAGCGGCTCGCTCGGCACGGTCACGTTAGGCAATGCCAGCTCTGGCACGATTAAGCTCCAGCCCGTGGCAGGCGCGCTTGGAACGCCGACGCTGACGCTCCCCGCAGCGACAGATACATTCGCCGTGTTGGCGGCAACGCAGACGTTGACGAATAAAACTGTGGCGTTCTCCTCGAACACCCTGACTGGCGTCGCCCCGCTGGCCTCGCCGATGTTCTCTGGCACCGTGACTGGGCCGGATAGTGGGACTTGGACGAGCGGGGGGCTCAATGCTGTCATCCTCGGCGCCTCGACGCCCGCGGCCGCGACGCACACGACGCTTACGGCGAGTAGCACGGTCACGTTCTCTGGCCTTTCTTCTCAGGGCGTAGTCTGCAACGCAAGTTCTGGAGTACTTTCAACTAGCGCAGTTGGCTGCGCCGGTGTGGTACAGAGTGTCACGACAGGCGGGACAGGCGACACTGGTGCAGCCTGGAGCACCTATACGCCCGTAGTAGCTTGTACGACAAGCGGAACTATTACGACAGACACTGTGACGGGAAGATATAAGACTCTGGGCAAAACGGTCTTCATACAGATCAATGTGAACATCGCAACGCTTGGAACCTGTTTGGGCAATCTCACCATAACACTCCCTGGCGGCATCTCGGTGAACGCTACTGGGACTAATTATCCTCTGGCCGCGTACAATGCCTCGGTCGCGACGACGCCGCTGGGAGCTGTGGCGAATTCTTCAAGCGGCATTATTCTCCCATTCGTAACCGCGCCTGCAGCGAATAACTACTATATCGCTGGAACTTTTGAGAGCACATAGCGAGGTAACATGAATAATCCGGCATTCACGCAGGCTTTAGCCTCTCTCCAGGTGATTTTTGGGGGGCTGGAGAACGAGCTCGCTCGTCTTGATGGCCTCGCGCAGGCGGCTAAGGGGAATGAGGCAAGACTGGCTGTGCTGCAGGAAGAGGAGCAAGATCAACGGACAAGACTGGCCCGCGTACAGGGCGAGCGGGCGGGAGTGCAAGGGGAGATTGACAAGGCCAAGGCCGATTCGCGACGCATCCGCGCCGAGGCGCAAGTAGCCTCGGCGCGGATGAAAGAAGACGCTCGCGCGGAAGCAGACGGCACGCGAGCGAAGGCGAAGAGCGATGCCCAGGTGAGCCTTGTGGAGGCTGGTAAGCAGCACGCGGAGCTCGTGAGCAAGATTAGTGCTGCCCAGGCCCAGCTGGACTCCATTCATGCCCAACACGCTGAGGCCTCGGATAGCCTCGCTGCGCTGAGGAAAAGGGCGCATGAATTCGCGAGTGGCTAATGGGCGCGAAATTCAATGTTGCACTCAATCAGTACCAAGATAATCTTATCCAGGCTGTAGTTGGTTTCAACAGCCTGGGAGATAATGTTGTAGTACCTGGAATCAAGCACTTATACATCCGAATATATAAGCTCTTCTTCATCCCTCAAAGCGCGACGAGTATCACTTTCAAGAGTGGTCAGACAGCTCAATCTGGGCCAGTACCATTCACCGCCTTTCAGGGAGCGATCTTCGATTTCGACACTAAGCCCTGGTTCACCACGCTCGCCGGAGACGATTGGATAATGAATCTCTCCATTGGCGTGCTGCTGGCCGGTACTGTTTGGTACACACAGGAGCGATGATGTCATCTCTTCTGGGCGGCGGCGATGGCGGAGGAAGCAGCGGGCTGACTGTTGGCGCCACGGCCATTTCCGGTGGAACAAGCGGCAGTGCGCTGATTGATAATGCCGGCGTTCTGGGCGAGACGCCGATCCGCACCATCCTCACCGGCAACCTCTCCCTCTACGTCAACGCCTCTACCGGCAGCGACAGCTACAATGGATTGTCGGCGACTTATACGGGGGGCGTGAATGGGCCGTGGGCGACGTTCGCCAAAGCAAACGCCTATGTTGGTGCGCTAGATTTCAACGGCTATGTTGTCATCACCAATTTTGTCGCTGGCGCTTACGGCGGTGTTGCTCTATGCGCTCCTTTCAGTTCGTCGCAGGGGCAAAATGGTGTTCCCGTGGCCTGGGTCATTCAAGGTGATCCCAGCGACATAACTTTAGTTTCGTTCACTGAAATTCCCTCCGGGGAGGTCGATGGTGCAATCGGGATAATTTTCATTACTCCACCGTCGCTTGTCCCATATATATTAAAGAATTGCACCATCGACGGAACAAGCCTTAGCGAAGACACCATTGTTGTTTTCGCCTCTGGCGGCGGAACATTTTTCGCTATCGGAGATGGCGGCTCCTACGGCCCATCGAACGGCGTCAAGTGCATTGGTACTACCGGAGATTTCTTAACTGCTGGCAACGGCGCAACTTTGTCGTTGAGTGATAACATCACTATGACCGGCTCGCCGAATGTTTGGATACGCGCGACACAAAACGGATTTGTCTCGATCGGCTACGACTTTTCTGCGGCAAATTTCCTTTTCGAAAGCCCGACCGGGCCTTTTGCAAGTGCGGGGTCTTTCCCTGATGTTGATTTCAATGCTGTCATTCAATTTGAGTCAGCGACTTTTACGGATGTCACCGGCGACTATAGTTCTGCCGTCAATTGGTCAGTAAACGGGCAGAACAGCTATCTCGATGTATTCGGCCTAGGGAGTAGTCCCGTAGCGTTGCTCGGTCCTGGCGGATTTTTAGGAGGTGGTGGGGCTTATCTCTATCAAGACGCTATTGGCAATGATCGCTTCCAACATGCCAACGAGGAAGTATTGGCCGTTCAGTTGTCCGCCCCTCCCACGACGACCGATTTGAGTGCGGGATTTTACAATGTATTTAAGGATACTGTCGGTGGTGATGTCTATCTCGCCTACAATGACGCTGGCACGATCAAGAAAGTAACCTTGGTCTAATGAGGAACAAATGACCGACCTGAGAAACACAACGGCACTGACACGACCCCGGCCAAATAAGCCGCGGCCGAAACTTTATACGGGCCACATCATCCCGACCACCTACGACCCGCAATGGCGCAGCTACACGAATCTCACGCCAGCGCAGATCGACGCCTTCAAGGCCATGCCGGAAACCTGCCAGCAGGTCGCCCGCGATCTTCGCCACGGTCAGGTGCTCGGCATCGTGCCCAAGATCACCTCCGACATGACCCTCGCCCAGGTGCAGGCGGCATTCGATACGGCAAAGGCTGCTGTAGCCACTCCCTTCGCCACCGAGCAATCCGTCCTCACCAACATCGGCAAGACCGTCAAGCAGCAGAGCGATGTCGAGGCGGCGTTTAAGGAGGCTAAATGATAGCGGCAGTACTCTGGCTGTTCATGCTAACGATCTGGGTCGAGCTACTCTATCGTGCGCCGCAGATTGAGGAGCACGAGTGATGCTCGACATCCAGCAGCCTCCAGCGGAATATCTGCCCTACGACGGCCCGCTCGTCGAGGTTCTCCGTCCGCTCTGGCAGGTCCAGGCACTCTGCCGAGACTTGGGCGTGAAGGACGCGGGGACGATTTATGGCTGCCAGCTCTGGCCCTTCGGCGGTTGTCTCATCATCATCGCGGACTTGCCGGAGAGAAAGCAGATCGAGGAGCATGAAAAGGCCCACTGTAATGGCTGGAGACATGAGTAGTGGCCAGAATTAATCTCCTCGGGGGTACGTACCTCGCCCGGAGCGTTATCGCGGATGCTCAGAGGTGCCAGAATCTTTATCCCGAGAAGAACCCCCAGGATGCTAGCGCGCCGTACACGAACCAGCTCACGCCAGGGCTCGTACTGAAGGCCAGCCCGGCGGCAGGGGTCGGGCGGCAGCTCTACACTGCGACGAACGGCTCGCTCTACTATGTCTGCGGCCAGAACGTTTACTTCATCGACTCAGCGTTCGTCTTGCACCTGCTTGGCACCCTGTCCGCCGCGCTGACGACTCCCGTGGGGATGCAGGACAACGGGAATGTGCTGGTGATCGTTGACGGCACGACGAGCGGATATGCGATCAATTTGCAGGCGGGAATCGCTGGGCGGCCCCTCGCTGGCCAAGTGACGAATGCGGGGGACACGTCGAGTGGCCAGCCGGGCAGCGTGGCCATTACGAACGGCGGGACTGGCGGGGCGAACGGGAGTTATCCCAGCGCGGCGCTCACGGGCGGTAGTGGCACCGGGGCGACGGCGACATTGACCGTCACCAATCCCATCACCAACCTCATCGGGCCGGGGCTGGGCGGCATCGTCACGCTCACCACGAGCGTTGCACATGGGCTCTCTCCAGGTAGTCCGTTCACCCTGGCCGGGCTGAACGTTCCCCAGTGGAACGGAACCTTCACCGCTACGGCGGGCACGGGCGGGACGACGCTCAACTTCCTCGCCCCGGCGACGCTCCAGGTCCCCACGATATTCGGCTCCATCGTCACAGGTGGGAACGGGACGATTACGAGCGTTGCACTCAATCCGACTGGGACGAATTACCTCGTCGGGGACGTGTTGGCCTCGGCGGCCGTGCCGGGGCTTAGCGGCGAGCAGCTCACAGTGACCGCTGTCGGAGCGGTCTCTGGAGTGTACTCGAATGTTCCGCTCTCCGGCGGAACGGGCGCGGGGGCGACGGGAGAGTTCCAGATAGTAAACGGGGCTGTCACCTCGTTCTCGCTCGACAACACTGGGAACGGCTATAGCGTGGGCGATGTGCTCGGGACGAGTGCCATTCCAGGCCTCGGGGCGTTCGCGTTCGTTGTGACGAATGTGGGCACAGCGGTCAATACGTTCGGCGTGATTACCGATCCGAATTTCCTCGGGGGCGTGGGCATAGGGTATCTCGACACGTTCCTGGTGTTCTCCCAGCCGGGAACGAGGAACTGGTATAGCTCGCTCAGCAATATCACCTATAGCGAGCTGACTGGCGTCCCCGGCCAGCCCCTCCAGGGCCAGATCATCGGAGCGGGCGCGGGCACTGCGGGAAGTGCGACGTACAATAATGTGGCGCTCACCGGGGGCTCGGGCGCTGGCGCTGCGGCGAACATCACCACGGTCAGCGGGGTGGTGACGAATGTCGTGCTGCTTCCGACCGGGCTTGGATATAACGCAGGGGACGTGCTGAGTGCGACGCTGGGGAACACCCTCTTCGGCTTCCAGTATAGCCTCATCGCGATCAACCCTCCCGCGTTCGATCCGACCTATGTCGCGGCGAAGACGGGATACCCAGATTTGCTCTCGACGCTCGTGGTGCTGCATCGTGAGATCTGGCTCATGGGCGCGGTGAACAGCGCTGAGGTCTGGTACGACGCTGGGGGCACGTCGTTCCCCTTCCAGATCATGCCCGGAGTGTTCCTCCAGCACGGCTGTATGGCTCCGTATAGCGTGGCTACGCACGATCTCCAGACCTTCTGGCTGGGCATCGACCAAGCGGGGCTGGGGACGATCTTCTCGGGAGTGGGCTATGCTGCACGGAGGATCAGCACGTATGCCATAGAGAAGATCATCTCCGGCTGGATCGCCGCCGGCGCGAACCTCTCCGACGCTATCGGCATGGTCTATAAGCAGCAGGATCACATCTTCTACGTGCTGACGAGCGCCAGCGCGAATGCAACCATCGTGTACGATGTCGGGGAGAATCTCTGGCACGAGCGTACCTGGACCGATCCAGCCAGCGGCGCCCAGAACCGCATCCGGGCGAACTGCATGGCGCTGGCGTATGGCCTGAACGTCTGCGGAGACTGGCAGAATGGGAAGATATACGTGCTTGATCTGAATACGTATAACGACTTCGGCGGACCGATTGTACGCCGCCGGGGCTTCCCGCATCTCTTGAACGATGGAAAGAAGGCGACATATGACCGACTCGCGCTGGATATGGACTGCGGCAACGGCGACGCTGTCAATCCCACCGTGCAACAGCTCGTCACCCTCGAAATCTCCTACGACCGGGGGAGAACATTCAACGTCCTCCCGCCGCAATCAATGGGCGCGCAAGGGGACTACTTGGTCCAAATGGTCTGGCATCGCATGGGTATGGCACGGGATGTCGTTTTCAGGTTATCATGGTCGGGATCGGCGTTCACCGCGTTTTCAGGGGCGTGGCTAGATACCACGCCGAGCGATAACTGACATGGCAGCACCTCTCAGCGCGCAAAGCCTCCCCGCCCAGACGCCCAACAATAGCGCGGCTATCGCCACGGTCGAGGGCGAGGTCGAGGGACTCTACGACTCGCTTGGGAAGCCCATTACGGGTTCGCTCCAGGCGCTCTTTGCATATGTGACGCCCAGCTGGCGTTATCTCTTCGGCACGTTCGTCAAGCGCTCGTCGAGTGTCCCTGCGACGTACACAAGCAACGCGGAGGCGACGTACAATCAGGCCCAGATACAGGATTTGATCGATCAAGTGAGCGCGCTCTCCAAGGCCGTAGGCCAGTCATGAAGCTAGTTATTCGCAGGGTGCTCTCGGCCGAAGCAAGCAAGATCAACGACCTGCTCTCCGACGAGGCCATTCGCCCGTTCGCATTGCTCGGGTCGAGTGAGGAGGCTAGTGCCGACGAATTCTTGAAGAATCTGGCAAACATCGGCCTCGTCGCGGAGGACGAGGAGCACGTCACTCAGGGCGCCATTCTCTTCCACTTCCAAGAGGACGGGGTATATGAGGTTCACACAATGGCCAGACTCACCGCTCGCGGGAGACCGTATCTGCGCGCTGTGCAGGACGCTCTTCGCACGATCTTCTTATGCAGCGGGGCGATGGAGCTCTACACGAGGGTGCCAGCGGAGAACGAGGCCGCGCTTGGTCTCGTCCGCCTCATCCACGGCCGGCACGAATATGACCTCTCCGAGGGCTTCGACGGAAAGCCGTGCCAGTACTGGGCGCTGCGCTGGTCTGACTGGCTCTGGGGACCGGGCGGGGCTAGCCTCGAAGAGCGCGGGAAGTGGTTCCACGAGCGGCTAGAGCTCCAATTCGCCGAGCAGGGGCGAGGGCACCTCGCACATGCCGACGAGCCAGCGCATGATCGTATGGTCGGCGCGACGAGCGAGCTCGTGCTGAACGGCGTGGTGGCCAAGGGCCTCGTACTCTACAATCGCTGGGCCAAGGTGGCGGGGTTCGCCCCCGCGAGCGTTATCGTGCAATCCCCGCTCGTGCTGAACATCGGCGACGCGCTCATTCAGGTCGATTTCGCCAAGAGGGACTTCTATCTGCTCGAAGCGAGCCCACGCGATCTGCACACAGAAAGGGCGGCCTAGTCATGCCATTCGTAACAGCAGCTGGAACATTGGGCGCAGGCGGAAGCCTCGCCCTTGGCGGCCTCTCAGCAGGCGCGGGACTGCTCTCTGCTGGCATCGGGGCTAGCGCGCAGACCAAGGCCGCTGGGGGCGCCGAGGCGACCCAGCTCGCGATGTTCAACACCGCGCAGAATGAGCTCAATCCGTATATCACGGCGGGGGATAACGCGCTTACATCATATAATGCCGCGCTGCCGACGCTCACCAAGCCGTTCGATGCGAGTATGCTCGCAAGCACGCCGGGGTATCAGTTCACGCTGGACCAGGGGCTGAAGAGTACCCAGAATTCGTATGCCGCCAATGGCCTAGGAAGCTCCGGCGCCGCCGAGAAGGGCGCGGCGAGCTACGCCACCGGGCTGGCGCAGAGCACGTATAATCAGCAACTTACGAATTACCTCACCCAGAACCAGCAGATCGCCAATCTGCTCTTCCAGCCCGTGCAGACCGGGGCGAACGCCGCTGGTGCCCTCGCTGGAGGTGCCATCTCGACCGGCCAGGGTATCTCGAACGCTCTGACTGGCGGCGGCAACGCTATCGCTGGTGCGGCGACGGGCGGCGCGAACGCGCTCACGGGTGGTATCAGCACGGCCATGCAGTATCAGCTCATCCAGCAGCTCTTGGCGAGTAGGGGCGGAGCCACTAATCCGAGCGCTGTGGCCAGCGGGCCAATGTGGGGCGGAACAGCAGTGCCGTACACGAACAATCCGTTCACCACAGGCTAGCCCGCTGTGAACCCCCAGCTCTTGCAAATGCTGATGCCCTATCTGCTCCAGCTCTTCGGCAGCGGCCAGGGTGGCGCGGGCGGGCTAGCCTCGCTCTTCGGAACGGGCACGGCGAGCGCAGGTGTTGGCGGCAACGCGCTCCTGGGCGGGCAGAACACCCAGGGGAATGCGCTCACCGGCTCCCCCAGCGTCGTCGGTGGGATGCAGCCAGTCGCAGGTAACACACAGGCCCCGAGCGGCGTTACTGGCGGGGCCACGAATATGCTAACGCAGCTCTTCTCCTCCATGCCCCAGAGCACCATATCCTCCGCGCCGAGCCCGCTCTCCAACAACATTGGACTCGTCTAATGCCCGTTGATGTCAGTCCATATGCCTCGCTGGGAACGAATACGCCGAATCTGCTCGGCATGGTTGGCCAGTTCGCCGGGGCGCAGAATCAGCTCAACCAGAACGCCCTCTTCCAGCAGACCTTTCGCGCGAGGCAGGCGCTCGGCCCACTCATGCAGCAGGCCGTCGGCCCGGATGGGCAGATGGACTATAACAAGGCTGGCTTGCTCGTCTCGACGAACCCCGACACGGCCTTCATGGCACCGGATATTCTGAACCAGTTCGCCCAAAAGCAATTGATCCAGGCCGAGACGATGAAGACGAACCTGGACAACTTCGCGAAGAAGCAGAGCGCAATCGGCTCGGCCGCCTATGGCCTCTCCCAAGAGAAGGGCGATACCGTCACGCCAAAGGACGTGATGTCGAAGCTGACCGAACTGATGGCCGCGCATGGCATCGAGGCCCCAGATGCCGTGGCGTACATGGCTGGCATCTCTGGTCTCAAGGGGCCGGAGCTAAACTCCCACCTGAAGCAACTGGCGCAATCTTCGCTGCGAGGGGGCGAGCTCGCTGGAAACATCGACTACCGGCCAGATGCCTTCCATGATGGCAATGGTAACCCCGTCCCTGGCTTCGTGAACAAGATGCAGGGCAGCGCGGTGCCCAGCGGGGGAGTCGGCTCGCCCACCGGCGCTCTGCCGAACGCCACCTCGACCGCTCCGGGCGCTGGGCCGTTCCAGAGCGCAGGCGGGGGAGCGCCCAGCGTTGCGCCTGCACCGCAACAGCCACAGCTTACTCAGACCGGCATAGGATCATTCCGCCAGAAGGCCCTCGACGCTGCGGCCGACTATGGCAAGGATGTGAATGAGCGGACGAATAGTGCGAACCAGCTCCTCTTGACCATGCAACAGTCCCAGCGGTATCTCAAGAATTTCACCCAGGGCGGGGGAGAGAGTATGCGTGTCGAGCTCGCTGGCCTCGCCCAAGCTGCCGGAATGCCTAAGGCTACGCTGGACGCCATTGCATCTGGCGACTTCTCGTCCGCCCAAGCAGCGCGGAAACAGATGTTCGGCATAGGGTCGCAGATAGCGGCCCAGCTCATCCATGCTGGCGGCGGGAGAATGACCCAGACCGAATGGGGAAAGACCCTGACCGAGGGGGCACCCAATATCGATCTCGACCCCGGTGCGACCTCGAAGATTCTGACCTCGATGAAGGAACTGGCCCACGTGACGAACATGGAGAGCGACCACTTCCGGGGCCGCCAGGACCAAGCGAACCACGGCTTCTACGACATGTCGAACGTCCAGAACGATTGGGCCAAGACGTTCAACCAGTATCTCGAACAACGTGAGGGGAAAGAGTAATGCCCGACGTTGATGCCTTCTCCCAGGGCCTCGTGAAGAAGTACATCTCCGGCGGCCGTCAGCCGGTGGACGAATTCTCACAGCGACTGATCGATCACGCACTGACGCAGCTCCCTAGCGAGGATTTGCCCGTCACGTCGAGCGGTGAGGCCCTACCTGACTGGGACGTTGGCCGCCACTTCGTCGATGCTGCGACGAGTGGACGAGCGACGGGCTCACATGACTCGACGGCCGTGGCGCGGGCGAAAGCGGAGTGGACCCAAGCTCACCCCGGCGAAGCTTGGAACGCCGCTGTCGCTGGCAAGGTGCTACCTGCCGTCCTAGCTGCGACGGCACTCGGCCGAGGCGCTCGTGCTCTCTCGCCCGAACTTGGTGCCGCGCTGACCGGCGCTGGCGGCGGGGCGTGGCCTCTTCGTGCGCTCAGCGGCATCGTCAGTGGCACATGGCAGAGCGCCACACCGGCACTCTATGATCCCGAAATGCGGGAGAACCTCGAACGAAACATGCTCACCGGAGGCGCCATTGGTGGTGCCATAAGTGTTCTGGCTGCTCCGCTGCGTTCGTCCATCTCGCCAGAGATAGCCGAGCTCGCCCGACGCTATATGGCCCAGGGCGTCCCGCTGCGCACTGCGAACATTCCCGGAAGCCCGCCTGCGGCGAGGATCATGGCCAAGGTGCTCGGAATGGCTCATCCGGATTTGCAGGCGCTGACGCGGCGAATTATGGCCGCCACAGGCTCGAACGCGGAGCTTATGAATAACGAGACGACCAGTGCGGCGCTCGACGCGGCGGGGGATAGGCTCAATCAAAGCGCCCAGCGAATCCCGTATCACATTGGCGACAGCACGCTCTCCGACGAGTTCCGCGCCACGGCCCAGCAAGCGCACGAGGGCCTAGCTGGCCAGCCGGAGAAATATCGCCAGATGGCCGCCGTGGCTGGGCCGATATATCGAGCGATCCAGCAGGGCAATCTCGACGGCACGGTCTATCAGAACTTGACCCAGCGCGGAAGCGCCCTATCGAATGCCCAGCGCGATCCGCTACTCGGCCAATACGCTAATCAGTTCCGCACCTCGCTCGACGACGCGCTTGAGCGCAACGCTGGAGATGAGGCGGCGAATATTCGTCTCGCAAGGAATCAATACCGCAACGCCATCATTGCGGACAAGCTCAAGGACAACGAGACCGGCATCGCCAATCCGGCCAAGCTCTTCAGTCTGGTCAAACAGAACTACGGCGGGACGGGCGAGGCTAGTGAGACTGCTGCGAATGCGGGAAATCCCGTGGACATCGGAACGCTCGCCGGGGGAGCTAGCCAGTTCTCTCGCAACCTCAGCGCCGGGCCACATATTACGCCGGGGACTGGCATGGGCATTGGCATCCTCGCGGGCGAGCACGGGGGGAACTTCCTCTCCGGTCTGGCCGAGAATCATCCAATTCTCGCCAGCGGCCTTGGCGCGTTGACGCTTCCATACTCTCTCGGCGGCGCGCTCTTGAACACCGAGACCGGAACGAACATGCTCCTGCGCGGCGGCCCTGGCTTCGTGGCCAATCCGATCATCCCCTTCGCCAGCGCGGCGAGGAATTATAATCCAGAATTCTCGCCGAAGACGGCCGAGACCGAGGCGTACATTCGCCAAGCTGCGGGCGCTCGTGGGATCGACCCCGACGTGGCGGTCAAGGTGGCGCGCTCCGAGGGCCTCGGCGGCGCATATGCCGGAGACGAGGGAAGCTCCTTCGGCCCCTTCCAGCTTCACTATGGCGGAATGCCGGGGACGAGCAAGGGCAACGCCGTGCCCGGCCTGGGCGATGCGTTCACCAAAGCGACCGGCCTGCACGCGAGCGATCCCGCGACGACGCGAGCGCAAATCGACTTCGCCCTCGACCATGCGCTGCGCAACGGCTGGGGCGCATGGCACGGCTGGTCGGGCGATGCCAACGCGGGGCTGCCAGGGTCAGACGCTGGGACGCGCATCGTCGTCCCGCTGAATCCCGCCAATATCGATCCGAGTGGGGCGAACGCGCTGACAGGGAGCCAATGATGGGCAAGGTTGCACGAACAACGCGTGGGCTCTGGGCGCTCCTCGCCACATTGCTACTCGCTACGCCCCTGAGCGCACAGACCGCCAGCATCTTGCCCAACGCCAAGACCCAGTTCCTCGATGCCACTGGCACCCCGCTCGTCGGGGGCTTCGTCTATTTCTGCGTGCCCAATACGAACAACATCTGCGTTCCTGGCAGCTTCACCCCCAAGACGACTTGGCAGGATGCATTCCAGAACACTCCCAATGCCAATCCGGTCGTCCTAGACAGTGCTGGTTCCGCCTTCATCTTCGGCTCGGGCAATTATGCCGAGAGCGTGTATGACCAATTCAACAACCTTATCTGGTCCGGCTACCTTTCGGCCCCTGGTACGAGTATTCTAACTGCGCTCTGCACCACCTCTGGTGCCTTCCCTCTTTATAATGCAACTGCTAATCTCTGGGTCTGTTCAACAGCAGGTGGAACAGGATCGCTCGCCACGCTCTCTGGAGGCCCGCTGACGATCAATCCGACTACCGGCACGACCAATCAAGGATTTACGGTCACCCAAACCGGCCCGTCTGCGCCGACGACCGGGCCATTGATCTACAACAATATCGTCGTTGCCAACCCAAGTTCAGTGACGGCGCCAAGTACTCTCACCAATGGGATGTTGAACGCGGAAAGCCGCGCTCTTTACGTGGAATCAGATGACAGCAGCGGAACAACGGTTGCAGTAGCTGGCGCTTTCCATATGGTTGTCAACAGTGGAACCCCAGCGGGAGATAAGGTTGCTGTCATCGGGAATGCCTATACCAATAAGAGTATTAACGGATTTTTGTTGGGTATTGATGCTGTCGCGGCCGTAGACACTGGAGGCTCGACCCCAGACTTAGTTGGCTTGCAAAGTGAGACTGGATTTTATGGTAGCGGCACCGCAACTAATCGTTACGGTATTGAGGTGACAAATGACACTGGCGCCGAGGCAAGCGGCTTTGATGCCGCCATCGCAATTGACAATGTGGGGACAGCCGCAGGTGCATACTTCAACGGTCTTTCGTTTGGGTCTCCGGTCAATTTGGCGCCAGCTATTGCCTTGACTGGCAATGCCATCACCGTTCAACAGGCGCTCACGATTGCCAATTTCTGCAACTGCGCAAACTTCACGCTAACGGGAGACACGCCGATCAATTTTGGTAATCCATTCTTTATTTCCAATCTTAATAACCAGAACGCCACGACGCAATCTGGGCTGGCAAACAATAATGGCGGCAACGCCACGATCATCGAGGCGTTGTACAGCAATGGCACAAACAACGTCACTGTAGGTCTCGGTGGCGTAAATCTCACTGGCGTGTACCAGGGAAAAGGCTTTCTGACCGCAAACGGTACGGCGCCACTTATTATTGGCACATCTGGAAATACCCCGCTACAGTTTTTTATCAATAACTCAGAGAACGCTCGGTTCAATACGAGCGGTGGGCTGTCGATAGGAACGACAACTGATGCGGGCACAGGCGCACTTTTAACTAATACCTCGATCAAGGCCACAACAACAATCGAGGCCACCACAGGGTTCAGAATAAATGGCAATCCCGGCCTCACGCAGACTTGCACGGTCAATCAGGCCAAAACACTGATCTTCACTCTGGGGATTCTCACAGGTGGCACATGCAATTCTTAAATATAGCTGGCACATTACTTACAATATCATTTTGGCTTTTATGCTGTATATTACCATCCTTGGCGCAGCAGGCCGGCCCGCAGGGGTCCAATCCGGCGTTCCTGGAACATGTGCTCAATGCCTTGCAAGCCCAGCGCAACCGAGCGCTCGACGAGGCGGCCAGCGCCGAGGCACAGTTTGCCCAGGCGCAAAAGACGATTGCTGGCTTACAAAAGCAGCTCGCCGACAAGTCCAAGGACACTAATGCCCTACCGCCTGGGCCACAGGAACCTGAAAAGTGATTCTGCCCCTGCCAACCACGCCCATTCTGATCGATGTGGGGGACCTTCCAGCCTGGCTCATCGCGCTCATCGCTGGGGCGAGCCTCTGGAAGTCCTGGCGCGCTGAGCACAAGCTGACCAAGGTCGCCGCCGACATGGCCCAGGTGAAGCATGAGACGAACGGAATGCGGGCCGCGCTGGAGGCCGCGAAGCTGGCCGAGGGCAATCTGGCCGGAAGAAAAGAGCTTCACGAAGAGCAGGCCTCCAGGGCCTCGGTGAAAATGGAACTGCAAGACGAGAAGAAGAACGACTGACGCCATCGGGCGGAAGAGAAATGCTAGAAACTCTCAACGAGAAAGAGCCCTATGGAAGTCGCAAGCCTCTGGCAACTGGCGCAGATCACTGGCATGATCGTCCTGGCCGCGCTTTTCGTCATCATGATAAAGGCTGACGCTCGCGTACTGCGCGTTCAGATGGATGGAATTTCAGAAAATTTCAAGATTCTCAATAACTCGTTCAGCAAGCTCTCCGACGTGCTGACCGAGGCCGCGGTGC